ATGGCACCGCGTGACCTGGCGAAGTACGTCACCAAATTGCGACCGGGCAAAGGTAACTATTATTACTATCGGCGGGTTCCAAAAGAGGTCGCCCATCTCGATACCCGCACCCACGTTTGCCAGACCCTTAAGACGGACGATCTGCGAGAAGCTCTTGCCCGCGGCGAGACGATTCATGACGCGACAGAGAAGCTTTGGGCCTCTCTAAGCGCGGGCGAAAAAACAACAACACCGTTTGAACAATACGCGGCGGCGGTGAAAATCGCGCAGTCGATCGGGTTCACCTACAGGCCTGCCTCTGAGGTCGCCACTCTGGATATTGCCGAGTTGGAGCGACGCATGGCGATCGCAGAGAGCGCTCATGGAAAATCGGAAGCCGTCGTTAACGCGGCGCTCGGCGCGGCACCGGCCCCGAGCCCGAGGCTGAGCAATCTATGGGCGCTATACGAGGAGCACAATGAGGACGGCCTCACCGGGATGTCGAAGCGCCAGATGAGCAAGCACAGGGTTTCCCGTGAAAGGGCGATCGCTTACGCCACGGAAGTCCTTGGCGATATGGAGCTGGGCAAAATCACCCGTCCTGACGTCCTCAGATTTCGAGACTGGTGGACGAAGAAGGTCAAAAAAGAGAACCTGAGGGCTTACACCGCCAACCGAAGCTTTAGCGACCTCAAAGGCATGATCGGTATCGTCGATAACGCACTGCATACCGATTTCAAGAAGCCGTGGGAGGAATCGCGCCTCAAGGAGACGAACGCTACCAAGCTTCGGAGGCGACGGCCATTTCCCTATGAGTGGGTTCGGGACAAGATACTTGCCGAAAACGCGCTGGATTCGTTGAACGATGACGCCAGAGCGATCGTCTATGTCATGATCGAAACAGGAATGCGCTTGGGTGAGGTTTGCAATCTGCGACCGCAGGATATCTATCTCGATGACGAAGTGCCCCACGTCGAGGTGGCTGAACGCGATGACAGACGCCAGAAAACGGACCACTCGATCAGACGTGTCCCGCTCGTGGGTGTAGCGCTGTGGGCGATGAAACAGCACCCAAAAGGCTTCCCACGCTACCAAGACATGGCCGACACGGCGTCAGGAACGATTAACAAGGCGCTGTCAACAAATGGTCTGCGCCCAACAAAGCTACACACCGTCTATTCCTTCCGGCACTCATTTCAGGATCGAATCGAGAATGCGGAGACATCAGATCGCATGCAGGCCGACTTGATGGGGCACGAGTTTGGCCGCCCAACGTATGGTGACGGCGCGGAAATGAAGCGGCGACAAGCGCTCCTCGAGCGGATCAGGTTCCGTCCTGCCTGGCTGGATGGCTCAGTGGACCAAGGCACTGAACGTGAGCCAGAGGAAAACAATTCCTAAGGCTACGGCCAGCACCCTGCCCTGCGGCTTCGCCGCCTCCCTTATGTGCCTTGCTCTAGGTCTCGTCATGTCGGCGTCTCCCGATCTCCGCGTGACGGAGGCGAAATGCCTTCAGGATAATTTCGACGATGATAACACCGCCGATACCAGTAATGAAACCGCCAACACTGGCGGACTGTTCCTCAGCAACGCTCATAGGGCCAAAGATGAAGTGAAAGAACTTCGTCCCCAACGGGCTCAGATAGTACGCCGTCAGCGCGCCGATAAAGAGCTTGCGCGCGCTGGCCCACCATCCTGTCCACTCCATCGCTACTGAAACGGCAGATCCCGCGATGCCTGCCAAGGCAAGTTTCGCCTCGGCAGTATTCCACCAGTCCCAAAAAGACATCAGCCTTCTTTCTTCACCGCACGAATGACCGTGTTTCCGCCCATGTAGAGGCCGGTATAGATCGTGAAAATGCCAAGGAAGGTCGCGAGGTCGAGACCGACCTCTATCTGGACGCCCGTGCCGGTCGCCCACAGCAGCGCGTTGAGCAGCGGCCGGACGATAACGAACCACGCGATGCAGACCAGCATGAGCCACATACCTGCGGGCCGCCACAGCCAGCCGAAGGACGTGTCCTTGCTCATCTCGGCTAGCATGAGGCGGTTCGCCTCTTTCTGCTGCTCGACTTCGGCAAGGATCAATGCCGGGGCTATGGGTTCGACCTGGCTCACCGCTTCGTCCAGCGTGGATTGCGGCACCGTCGGCAGTTCGTCCACCGTGACGCCGGCTTGCTTGGCGATCGCGTCGATCACCGTGGCGCCGATCTCACCGGCGACGCCACCCACCTGCTGTTCGAGGACAGTTTTAACCGTAGAAGCGCCGACGCGCAGCGCAGCGCCGATCAGGATAGATGCAAGCGCACTCATGCTGACACCTCATTGTAGGCCTGAACACGAGCATCAGCGGCGCGCTTCTTGGCAATGAAGATAACGGTTGCGACGGCACCGGCCGCCACTATGGCGACGAGGAGCCAGACGGTTGTTGCGTCCGCTACGGAGGAAGGCTCGACAACGGGGGCAGCCGCTGGCGCCGATGCCGCCGTGGCGCTGGTGGTGGCGGCCTTTTTCGCAGAGCTGGCCTGCTTCTCAGACGCCACAGCTTCAACCTGCGCCTTCTCACGTACCTGCGCTGCCGAAAGCCCCATAGCTTCGAGCGCCATGGCGACGCCCCGCGCCTCGATGTCAGCGACACGACGTCCCCAACCCTTGCCGAAGGTTTTCCAGATTTTCAGAGATTGCATGAAGGAAAGCCGAGCGCGGCAGATTTTCTTCACCGTCTCGCTGTGGTCGTTACTGCCGGCGGAAGCGAGCAGCCATTTCCGGCCACGGGAAACGCCGGAGTTTACCGAGGCGTCGTAAACAGCCAGGTCAACGCCGGGAAAGAGCTTGTCGGCACCGCAGGCGAGCCAGAATTCGCTCCGATAGAACTTGAAGGCCTGCGCCAACGTCACGTTCCGCACCGAGGTCCGCTTGACCTTCAGTTTGTCCTGATACTCGTGCCAGCGGGTTTCGGTGATCCCGTACATCGTTTTGCCGCCGGGATCAGCTGGATGGTCACTCCATCCGCCTTCCCACTTCGCCGTAATGGCTTGGCAAATCTCGAATCTGTCAGTCATGGGTGCGCTCCAAAATCAGGGGCAGCACTCATGCGCTTGCGATGTGTTTCAATATCATGCGCCAGTTGTTGCAACAATCCGCCAAATCCAGTATTTAGAGAGCAGATGCGCATGAGTGCTGTTTGATCCTGAACCGGAGACATCACTCATGACCAAGACTGTGGTTGCCTTTGGCGATCCGAAAGCGCAGAAAAAGTGGTCTGGCGCGCTCTTCATCGACATCACCAAGAAAAGCTATTTCGACAAGAAGTTCATTGGCACTTCTGACGAATATGCGATCCAGCGTCTGACCGACCTCGAGTCGGAAGCGGGCGACACGATCACTTTCGATTTGTCGGTGCAGCTCCGCAACCGCCCGACCTATGGCGACCAGCGCCTCGAGGGCAAGGAAGAAAGCCTCCGCTTCTTCTCTGACCAGATCAAAATCGACCAGATGCGTCACGGCGTTTCCGCCGGCGGTAAAATGAGCCGCAAGCGCACCGCGCACAACATGCGCCAGGTCGGCAAGAATCGCCTGTCCGATTACTGGGCGAAGTTCAACGACCAGATGATCTTCATCTACATGTCCGGCGCACGCGGCATCAATGAAGACTTCATCGAAACGACGGCATGGGCCGGGCACGCCGAGAACCCGATCGAAGCGCCCGACGCGGATCACATCCTCTACGGTGGCGATGCGACGTCGAAAGCGACCATCGACACGGCGGACATCATGTCCCGTTCGGTAATCGAGCGCGCACAGACCAAGGCCCGCATGATGTCGGCCAAGGATCCGAAGAACGCCAACATGATGCCGATCATGATCAATGGCGAAGCGCACTATGTCTGCGTCATGAACCCGTTCCAGGAACACGACCTGCGCAACAAGGATCAGGGCGGCTGGCTGGAAATCCAGAAGGCGGCAGCGACCGCCGAAGGCCGCAATAACCCGATCTTCAAGGGTGGCCTCGGCATGATCAACAACACGGTCCTTCACAGCCACGAATGGGCGATCCGTTTCGCCGACTATGGCGCCGGGTCCGATGTTGCAGCGGGTCGCGCCCTGTTCATGGGACGTCAGGGCGGCGTGATCGCCTTCGGTTCGGCTGGTGGCTTCCGCTACACATGGACCGAAGAGACCAAGGACCACGGCAATGAGCCGGTCGTTGCATCCGGCGTCATCGCCGGCGTCAAGAAGACGCGCTTCAACAACCGCGACTATGGCGTGATCTCGATCGACACCGCGTCGAAAGACCCCAATTCCTGATGACCTGCCCGGGGTGCGCCCCGGGCTTTTCCAGTTGCGCCACTGCGGCCCAAACTTCAAAGGAACACGCTCATGACGCTCATTCTGAGCAAATATGCCAAAGGGAACGAACCCCTTTCCTACCCGTCCACGGCTGGCGAAGCTGTTGCCATCCGCTTCTCGCACCAGCTCGCCGCAGCGCCCGCCGCTGGCGATATTCTGGAGCTGGCCTGCATCCCGTCGAACTGCCGCGTCGCCGATATCATTCTGGACATGGACGATCTCGACAGCAACGGCGCTCCAGCCATGGTTGTCGACGTCGGTATCATGAGCGGCGATTTCGGCAAGGAAGACAATGCCCGCACCTGTGGCGCGGAATTCTTCTCCGCATCCAATCTGGCGCAGGCAGGCGGCGTCGCTCGTCCGACACTCAAAACTGCCTATCGCACGACGGCATCGAACGTGGATCGCGGCATCGGCGTGAAATTCACCACGGCTGCGGCCACCTTCCAGGCCGGTGCAATCGGCCTGACCGTCATCCTCACCAGCGAGTAAGCCCCTCAAGGCTGGGTGTGACAAGGGGCTGCCAAGCCCCTTTTTCTTTCAAGGAGTGGACTATGAAGACTGTCATTGAATGCACGCTGGGCGCGACGGAACAGACGATAGGCGGCATCACCTATAGCTTCGACCGCGACGCGCACGGCCGTTTCGTCAACGAAGTAAACAGCGTCCTGCATCGCTCGATCTTCCTCAACATCGTCCATTACCGCGAGGTGCCGCTCGATCCGCCTCCGCCCGAAGATGAAATTCCGGCATTCCTGACAGGTCAGGGCAGCACCGGCGAAGGTGAAGGCTCCGGAGCCGGCGATTCCGATACGGAAGACGACGGCGCGGGAGATGACGACGGTTCCAACGCTGGAGACGAAACCAATGCCCTCGATGGCGACGAACAGACAGGCGGCGAACGGGCCACCGGCGAAGAAAACGCATCCAGTCCGGCTGATTCTTCTCAGGGAGACAGCAAAGCGGACAAGCCGGCCGAGCAGGCACCTGTAGCCGCGACCGCCAAAAAGGCCACCAGCAAGAGCAAGTAAGCCATGCCGAAGGCAAGTGAAGTGATGAAGCGCGCCAGCGTCCTCTTGTTGGACGAAGACAATGTTCGCTGGCCGCTTTCCGAGCTTGCCGACTGTATCAATGACGCGGTCAAGGCTATTATCCTTGCCAAGCCCTCGGCATCGGCAAAGACTGCGCAGTTCTCGCTCGAGCAGGGCACCTATCAGAAGATCCCCGAAACGCTCGATAGCGTCACGCCGCTCCAGCTCCTCGGCGTGAACCGGAACATCATCGACACAGTGAAGAACCTCGGCGGCCGCGCGGTCCGCACCGCGGCGCGGGCCATGCTCGATTCGCACGAGCCGAACTGGCACAATCCGGCCTACGTTCCTTTCACCAGGGAAGTCCGCCAGGTCATCTTCGACGAGAACGTGCCGCTGGAGTTCTCATGCTACCCCGGCAACGATGGCAACGGCGTGGTCGAAATCGCGATTTCCTACCTGCCCGCAAAAGTCACGCCGATCCCGAACAAGGATATAGAGAAGCTCGAGGCGTGGGACGTCGAAATTGGGCTTCCGGAACCCTATACCGTGCCGCTGATCGACTATGCGCTGTTCAAGGCCTTCTCCAAGGATGACATCGCAGGCGACCCGACCAAAGCCATGACGCATTACCAGACCTTCGCCACCGCACTTGGCATCAAAGTGCAGGGCGAGGCCGCGTCCAATCCGAACAGGAGGCGGTGATGCGCGACATTGACGACATGCTGCCCCACGTCCTGCCTTATGTCCCGAACTGCGCCGATCTGACCGCGTATCGCTGCATCCGCGAGGCTGCGCGCGAGGTCTGTGAGAAGGCCGATATCTGGCGCGAGAAAGACACGATCGAAATCACCGACATTGATGGCGAGTGCCTCAGCACGTTTGGCGACGCCGAGATAAAGAAGGTACAGGCCGCCAAGCTTAACGGCGTCCCCCTCACCCCGCAGTCAGCGGCATGGCTCGATGAAAATCACCCGGGCTGGGACGGCGACAACGAGAACGAAGCACCGGCGCGCTTCATCACACAGATTACGCCAGGCAAAATCATGGTCGCGCCACGCGCAACCGGAAGCCTTTCCGTTCGCCTCGTGCTGAAACCTTCGCTGCGGGCGATGACGCTCCCCGATTTCATGCTGGACAAGTATGCGACGGAGATTGGCATGGGCGCGGCCGGTAAAGCCCTGATGCTCCCGAACGACGATGGCGGCGCAAACCCTCCGAACGCTACCGCCCTCCTCACCGAATTCAGCCGGTTCCTCGACAGGCTGCCAATGATCGTTGCCAAGGGCCAGCAGAGCGCGCGCCCGAGAACGAAAGCGAGCTTTTACTGATGCCAGCCAGCACCTATGCCGCAAACGCCATCCTGAACCATTTTCTGCGCGGAGTTGCCGCGGTGGCGCCAGCGCGGCTCTATGTCTCGCTACACACGGCCGACCCGGGCAACAATGGAGTGTCGGAGGTGGCTACGGCGGCATGGCCGGCATATACGCGCCTCGACGCAGCGCTGGGCGGCGCTGTGGCCACGGGATTCACCGCGGCAGCCGGGAAAGCGTGCACCAATGCCAAGGAACTGCTCTACCCGCCCCACAACGGCGTAGCGCCGATCACGATTACGCACTTCGCGATCTGGACCGATCCTCTTGCGGGCGAGATGGTGTTTCAAGGTACCCTTACGGCCCCGAAAACGCTCAACCCAACAGACGAGTGCATCATTCATGCCAACGACCTCGATATCGTGGTGGACTGATGGAGAGCCGCGGCACGACCAACGGAGCAGAGGTTAACGCCTTCGCGATTAATGAAGGGAATTTCGTCGTTCCTCTGCCAGGGACGGCACAGACCACAATTGCTCCTACACTCTCTCTCACCCGACGCATCGCGGCACACTGTTCCGCTATCGCAGCGCTATCTGGTGCGAGCCTTCTGACCGCGCGCAGGCGGGCGGTCTCCGCTTCGCTTGTGACTGTAACAGGTTCCATATCCCTCGTCCGCCGCGTTGCCCCCACGGCTGCCGCAGCGGTCCCCGTCAACGCGGGCGCCCGGCTCGTCCGTCGCATCACTGCATTGTCGGCGACCACGATCGCTATCAAGGGCGATGTATATTTGTCCTGGCGGTATCTGCGTCGCGCTACACCGAACAGGGTCATGACGGTTCAGCCTGTTCGCGCGCTCGTCGTCGCGCCCGAGCTGCGCCGCGTCGTAGTGCCACGGGACATTTCAGCAATGCGCCCACCTCGAGATAGGGGGGCAATGCCATGACCGATGTGATGGTGAAGAAACCAGCGGATGTGCTCGACTATGACGTCGATTTTGCACGGTGGCTGCCGTCTCCGGATCGCCTAACCGGAGCCGCAACGACGATCGCAAATTCGACCGCTGCTGTCGATCGCACCGAGTACACCGACACCAACGCAAAGGTTTGGATATCGGGAGGGGCGTTGGGCGAAACCGCCAACGTGACGGTGACCGTAACGACACAAGAAGGACGGACCAAACAGTTCGTCTTTAATCTTAAGATCAAGGAGTGCCACTGATGGCCGTGAAACTTGCCAACAACGCGGTATCGACACTTGCGGCGTCCATAACCGATGCGGCCACGGCGCTTTCTGTCCAAGTTGCTGATGCTGGAAAGTTCCCTGTCTTGGATGAAGGCGATTGGCATCCCGCAACGATTATCGACGCAGCCGGGAACATGGAAATTGTTCGGGTTACGGCGCGAGCGGCCAATGCCTTGACAATCGCTAGAGCGCAGGAGGGTACAACCGCCAAGGCCTTCGCGGCGGGCTCGCGGATCGACGTGCGCGTTACCGCAGGCGTTATCACCAAAGCCGCCCTCGGCCTCGGAAATGCGGACAACACGTCGGACGCGACGAAACCCATCAGCGCACCACAGAAGGCGGCTTTAGACGCGCGGGTTACGTGGATCGCCGCTGGTCAAAATCTACCGGCAGAGAACATCGGGCCAATCTGGCACGAAACCTACAACTCGTTGATGACTTGGCAGTCGTTCACAGCAAATGGCGCAGCCCACACCGGCTATGCAAGCGTTGACGTAGGAAAACCCGCCCACGAAGCTGTGTTGCGGCCCGGCTTTCTCAAGTTGAACGGAGCCTCAATTCAGAAGGTTTCGTATTGGGCGTTGTGGAACTGGGCGCGGCACAATGGCCTCGTTGTCACGGCAGGATGGTCGGCAGGTTCGTTCGTCTTCCTGGATAACGCCGATGGCACTTTCCGGGTGCCTGACCTACGCGGCGAATTCTTCCGATCTGCGGATGACGGGCGCGGCGTCGATAGCGGGCGCACGGTCGGTTCATGGCAAGCCCATATGACGGCCTCGCACTCGCACGGCGTCAATGATCCCGGCCATAATCACAGCGTCCACGACCCCGGCCACGTCCATGGGGGCGTTCAGAACGGTCAATCCAGCACGGGCCGTTCAACCTCGGTCGACCAGCCGCCCGCCGTTTATTCCTTCGGCAATACTTGGGGCGCAACAACCGGCATTTGGCTTAGCGGAAGCGGGACAGGCATCAGCATTCAGGCCGCCGGCGGCGTAGAAACGCGCCCGCGAAATACTGCCTTTCTCGCGTGCATCAAATTCTAGGATTGGCCATGACAGAAGTTTCAAGCATTCCCGCAATCTTCAATTACAATGCTGACACCGGGGAATATTTGTTTGCCTCGGTTCCAGACCGCGACCCTCTCGTGAATGACCGCTTTCTCATCCCGGCGAACGCGACAACGCTTCCGCCCCCGGAAGCGCAGCCGGGTTTCGTGCGCCGCTTCATCGACGGGGCGTGGGGCTACTCCCCTCTTGAAGGCACGGGCACTCTCCCCACCGAGGAACCGGTTGTGACCGTCGCCATGGTGGACACCGAGCGAGATTTGCGGATTGCGTCGGGGTTCGGTTTCGGCGGCCAAGTTTATCAAACGAGACCGGATGACAGAGAGAATATTGCCGGCGCTGCAACTGCCGCCCTCGCCGCGATTGTGAACGGCGCGCAATCTGGTGACTATCGTTGGCATGGCGGTGACAGCGATTTCGTTTGGATCGCCGCGGACAACACGACACACCTGCTCGACGCACAATCAACCTTCGCTATGGGTCAAGCTGCAATGGCCCATAAACAGGCTCATATCTTTGCCGCTCGCCTGTTGAAGGACATGAACCCCATCCCGGCTGACTACGCTACGAACCCCGCCTATTGGCCGTGAGGATCTCCAATGCCGGCCATCAATATTTCAGCTTTCATCGGTGAGCGGCCTCTCATTCTTCCTCGCCTCCTACCGGAGACAGCGGCACAAGAGGCCGTGAATGCTCGCCTCGACGATGGTGGGCTCACTCCGATCCGTAAATCGCTGAAAACTGGTGAGATGGCAGCTGCCGGAGCCGTCACGATTTACCGCCACAATGGTGAATGGCTTTCATGGCCGGTTGTTATCGATGCGGCACCCGGCCCGGTCGCGCAGGAGCGACTTTACTATACCGGCGACGGCGCGCCTAAAATGCGGATTGGAAATGAAATTTTAGACCTGGCTGTTCCGCGGCCGGGCACAGCGTTAACGGCAGTAGCCTCAGGTGCCGGAACTGGAGACACTCAAAGCCGGACCTATGTTTACACATATGTGACGGATTTCGGAGAAGAGACCGCACCCTCGCCAGCATCATCCATCATCGACTGGAAGCCCGGGCAAACTGTTACGTTGTCGGACTTCGCTTTGCCCGCCGCTGGCCGCCATATTTCCAAACAACGCATTTATCGCAGCCAAACAGGCTCGAGCGGCACTTATCTTTACTTTATCGCGGAACGTGCAGCTTCGGCTTCCAATTTCGTTGACAACATCGCCGTGGACGCATTTCAAGAGGCTTTGCCTTCTGCCGGCTGGGATGAGCCCCCAGATGGTCTTAGGGGCCTGACAGTGATGCCAAATGGCATGATGGCCGCGTTTGTTGGTCGCAGTGTCTATTTCTGCGAGCCGTGGCGGCCACACGTCTGGCCGGAAAAGTACATCTTGAATTGCGATAGCGACGTCGTTGCGCTGGGGTCGATCGGAAGCGTGCTCGTCGTCATGACAAAGGCCAATCCCTATCTTATGACCGGCAGCCACCCTGATTCGATGCAATCTCAAAAGCTTGAGGCAAATTTCCCCTGCATCAACGCCCGCGGCGTCGTCGATCTTGGATTTGCGATTTGCTATCCCACCAACGACGGCCTGATAGCGGTCGGCGGAGATGGGTCTGTCAATCTCGTTACTCGAGAGCTGTTCCGCCCCCATGACTGGCTCAAGCTGTCTCCAGCTACAGCGATCGGCGCGCAATATTCCGGCGCCTATGCGATGTTCTACGACACGGAAGAAGACGGCCAGCGTGATGCGGGCTGCCTATTTGTGGCTGTGGGGGCGACGCCTTTTCTAATTCGATCGGCTGAAATCATCGCGGCCTGCTATTTCGACGTGGCAGACTCGGCCTTGTATTTCACGCGGAAGGGCGACACCAACATATACCGGTTTGATCCGCCCGACGGCCCGCCGGAAACAATGATCTGGCGTTCCAAGGAATGGTGGCTGCCGCGGCCGATGAATTTCGGAGCGGTTCTTGTCGACAAAGGCAGCTTGAGAATAACCGATGACACCGCGGCTATCCAAGCTGAGGTCCAGCGCATCGAAGCCGAGAACGCCGTAATATTTGCGTCTGGTCAGCTCGAGTCGGCTTTGAACGAAAGCCCTGTCAACACCTATCCGGTCAACGGAGACGCGTTGCTGGCACTACCTGAGTATCTGAACGTCTCTGTCGGAGTGTTCGGTGATGGCAAACTTGTGCGCGTCATCAACAAGACGGACATCGTTGAACGGCTCCCAGCAAAGAGCATGGCGCGGGTCTGGGAAATCGCGGTGTCATCGAACGTACCCATCAGCCGGATTGCGATTGCGTCCTCGGTTGATGAGTTGAGGACCCTGGCATGAACAATGAGCAGCTTGAAAAACTCGAGGTGTTGGACGGCTCCCGCCGCGGCAATCGCGACAAAGCCGCGGTTCGGATCGAGGACCTGCGCGAGCTGCTACAGATCAGCAACAAGCTGAGATCGACGCAACTCACCGCCGCCCCAACGATGGCGGATTTTAACGCCCTTCAAAAAGACCTCGAGGATATTTCCAATCGCTTGAACGGCGTCGCCACGGCGATCCAGAAACGGATCATTCGTTGAAAGAGGTCGTCTACAGCCCCACAGACGAGATGCTTACTTGGGCGACCAACCGCGGCGGCATCAAGTTCCGCGACGACGCCGCGGCGATCGGGCTCCGATCTGATCACGGTCTGCACGGCGTCATCGTGTTCGACAGCTTCACCACGACCGGCTGTTGGGTTTCGGTGGTTTCCGATGGCGGCCGAAAATGGATCACGCGGGAACTCATCATCAAGGTGTTCGCCTACCCTTTCATCCAGCTTGGCTATCCCCGCCTCAATTCGTTCGTCTCGGTAAACAACGCCGATGCGATCCGCTTTAATGAGCATTTCGGTTTCCAGCGTGAAGGCATTTTGCGCGAGGCCGGTGAACACGGCGAAGATCTGATCGTCTATGGCATGCTCCGGCGTGAATGCCGCTGGCTTCCGGAACGCTTCGCTGGAAAAACGGGCAAGCCCGCGCTATAAGAACTCATTGCGCATGAGTGCACTTCCCTGATCGAAGAGGCACATCCATGGGCAAAGGCAGCTCCTCCGCACCGGCTCCCGATCCGCAGATCGGCGCAGCGGCACTGAAACAGGCAGAAACGGGCGAGGCATGGCTTAGCTTCGCGAGAGACGCCTTCGCTATCTCACAGGACCGCCAGAAAGAACTCGACGATCTTACCAATCGTGTGACGGAGCAACAGCTTGGGCTTGCCACTGATCAGGCGAAATGGGCGCGGGAGGATCGGGACCGATACAACTCGGTCTACAAGCCGATCGAAGACGATTTCATAAAAGAGGCGACCAATTACGCGACCGAGGAGCGGCAAGCCGAGGCAGCAGCCGAGGCCCGCGCCGACGTCCAGACCGCCGCGGCCAACAACCGGGCCGCAACGGAGCGCGCAAATGCCTCCATGGGCGTGACACCGGGCAGCGGACGCTTTGCCGGGGTGCAGGCCGCATCCGATCTCGGAACGACGCTGGCGGAGGCTGGCGCGGCCAATACGTCGCGGCAGGCTGTGCGCGATAAGGGTCTGGCCCTGAAAGCGGACGTCGCCAACCTCGGCAAAGGTCTGCCAGCACAGGCCGCCGCTGGCGCCGGCGGCAGCGTCGCGGCGAGCGGTACCGCGCTGGGCGGCGCTCAGGGCACAAACAGCCAGGCATTGGCGGCATCTACGATCATGAACGCAGGTTACGGCGGGGCGATGCAAGGCTATGCCGGACAGGCCAGCACGTTGAACCAGCAGTACGGCCTGCAGCTCGAGGGTTGGAAGGCACAACAGCAGATGAAGGCACAGAACGCCGCAGGCATCGGCAGCTTCCTCGGCGGCATTGGCGGCCTCATTTTCAAATCCGACGAAGAGGCGAAAGAAAACAAGGAGCCGATCGACGATGGCACAGCGCTCGAGGCGCTGCGAGAGATGCCTGTGGAGGCATGGGACTACAAACAGGGTGTTGCCGATGAAGGTCGGCACGTCGGCACCTATGCGCAGGATTTCACCGAACAGACAGGACTCGGTGACGGCAAGAATATCGCTGCACAGGATGCAATCGGCATCACCATGAAGGCAGTGCAGGACCTCGACAAGAAGCTCGACGCGACGATCGAGGCCATTGGCCTCGGCGGGGTTGAGCCCACCGCGCGCAAGGCGTCGGTACCGTCAGTAAAACGCAAACCGGTAAAGGAGTAATGGCATGCTAGGTTTGGGTCTCGGCGGCTTCATGGACGGCTTCCAGAAGTCGCAAAAGCTTAAACAAGATTGGGCTGACGCAGAACGCAAAAAGGTTTTGGCAGACCGGCAGGACAAGGAATACGATCGCCTCACCGCGCAGCGCGACGCGATCGACAATATCAATGCGGATGCCAAGGCGACGTTCGACGCTCAAGTGGCAGCCGGCACACAAGAGCCTGCGGATTTCTTGGACTGGTACCACACACATACCGTGCCGAAGTTAACACAGACATATCTCCTTAATGATGACCGTGCATCGGCCGAAAAGGTTACTGAATGGGCGAACACCCATGAGGCCAAGACCGGCGCGCGGCTTTTTCGCAGTTCGGTGACAAAGGCACTATCTGGCGACGGCGCCGGCGCTGTTGAAGACGCAATAAAAATCGGCAAGCTCAAAGGCTACATCAACAATGGGTACGAAGTGCTTGGCCAAGAAGCGCTTCTAGGACAGGATGGAGCGCAACAGGGGTATCGCATCAAGCTTAAAACGCCTGACGGCAAAGATATCGTGCAAGATGTCCGAACACAGGACCTCCCGAAGCTTATTGCGACGTTCGGGAACCCTGAGGCCGCGTGGGAGAGCCAAGTTGCGGCTCGCGCACAAGCTGACAAAGACAAGAAAGAGCTCGAGACCTACGAGGCGAAGAAGAAAATTGACCGCCAGTACGGTCTCGGCCCGACGAAAGACCGCGCTGCTGCGATCACCTCGTTGCGCAAACGTTTCGAGGGCGGCCTAGCTGGCGATGAAACGAAGTTCGACGACATGCCTCGAGACCAGCAGGAAAAGCTCATCAACGACGAGCTGGAACTGGTGCAAGGTCAACCCGGGCTAGGAGGCCAAGGTGCGCCCGCTCCTGCTGAAAAGAAGGTTCTGGTCGACACCTCAACCGGCAAGCCGGTGTCATCCGGCTCCAAGCCGGCCGCGGCGGACACACCACAGGCAAAAGAGGAACCCGCAACAAAGCCGCAGGCCTCGGCGGAAAAGCGCATTCTCGGCGTTCCAGAGCGTGCCCAGGCGGACGTTCGCCGCCGGATGGAAGGTTTGCAACGCGCCGCAGCGCAGGCGGAAGCTCCTGGCATATCCGGCCCTGCACCCTCCTCTGCGCCAGCCGATGTCATAGCCCAGGCAGATGAGGCCATCAGGAGCGGCGCAAAGATCTATGACGTTGCCATGGGACTGCAAGAAGCCGGTATCCCTGAATCGGAATGGCCCGCCTCATTGAAGCAGGCCATTGCCAAACAGCGTGGTGTCATCGGTCTCGGTGACTGACGCCTATCGATAGACCGGATCGGCCAGCCTTTCGCGCAGCGCCGATCCGAGAGCCTTATTCCCAATCAGCACACCATCCTCCCGCTTTGCGGCATTCTTGGACCGCGTCTTGATCGAGCGCTTGAGCGTTTCGGCCTTGATCGGGAACCCGGCATGTACCTTCACCGCGTTAAACGCCTTGATGCCGTCCAGCGCCTCGCTCGCAGCTTCCTTATCGCCCGCCATTGTCGCCATGGCCCATTTATTGATGAGGCGCTGACGCTTCTGTTTCACCCGGGTTTCGGCGTTCTTGAGCGCGCTGTTGCGGTCCCATGTCTCGGCGATCTTGGCCGGGGTGAAGCCCATGGCCTGCGCCACGATGTCTGTCGCATCGATCTGATCCGCCGGCAGGATTTGATCCTTACCGATCGTCGCGAGACCGTCCTGCGAGTAGCGGTAAGCCTTCATCAAGTCCCGCACCGCTTTCGGCGCCATCATTTCGATGCCGCGGGCGATATCGCCGTCGTCCGTCATGACCTTGAAGCCGGTATAGAGCTGTTCGCCAAGGCTGACGGTCGCCCCGAGGCTCTGCGAGAGCCAGTATTGGAACTCGGCCTTGCCCTGCAACTCGCGCGTCGGCGACCGGAACCACAGATCCGGCATGCCGATGCGCGACGAGAGGTCGATGCCGAGATAATGACCCGGGACACCGTTGAGCAGCACACCGCCCAGCTGTGGACCGAGGATGTCCACCACATCGGCCTTGAACTGATCTTCGAAAGCCATCGGGTCATCATCATCGCCGAACAGCGCTCCGGCGATCATCATGGCCACGCTGAAACCCATCGTGCCGGTGACCCCCGCCATAGCGGTCATCATGCCCATGACGCCGGCGAGCTGGTAGCGCGCTTCGCGGCGGGCCTGAGGTGTCTCGCCCTTGAACGACTGGTGGATGTCCCGGATGACGCGATAGAGCATGTTGATGTTGTGCTGGCGGAAGACGAGCGCGACCTTGGCGAAGTCATTCTGCAACACCGCAGGCCTCGAGCTGTTGGAATAGTCGAAGTGCGTCTTCCACGTCAGGTCGTGGGCCGTGTCGATCGCGTCAGACATGTTCTGGCCTGCCTCGCGCGCCATGCGGTACGCCGCCAGTGCCGTTACTTCGCGGTTCCAGACCTCGGCGCGGTGGAACGCCCACGAAATCTTTTCCATGACCTTGGCGCGCAGCGGGGTGTATTCCACGCCCGTCTCACCGACACCGGCCAGATCGTGGCTTTGCGTCCGGTCAATGAGGCCGGATTCGTAGAACGCTTCCATCGCCTGTTTCTCGTCTCTCGTCAGCCGGTCACTGATAACGGAGCCCTTGCCCGCTACAGAATCGGCGGAAGCCTTACCGAGCGCTACTGCTGCCTGTTTGAACCCACCGAACTTCGCCGCCAAGACGGGCAGGCCCAGCATGACAGTTTGTGTCATGTTCACCAATGCTGCGCCGGGGGATGCAGCCAAATACCAGACGAACGCGGTACTGGTCATGGTCTGCGCCACCTTACTGCCGGTCGGGTTCATCACCCAATCGTGCCGCTTGGAAAGCTCGTTTGCCAGCGTCATGGCCTTGGTCTGGTCATCCGCCTCTTTCGCCTGATCGACGGTCTTGTTCACCAGCTCTTGCAGCTCGAGTCCGTATTTGAGGCGGGCCATCTGGTGGGCAGAATGGAACATATGGGACGAGAACACGCGCAGCGCATCCTTGCTGTAGCCCGCGGTGCCTTTTCGGTGGATGAACCGCTTGCGGGTAGACAGGTCCGGCATCGACTCGAGGTAACGCTGCCAGATCTGATCCATCACGTCGCCGCCGATGTTGGCGCCGCCGAGGATTTCCTCGATCTCGGCAACGATGCGCGGGTCCATGGCCTTTCGCATATCGCTTCCGGCCTCCATCACGCCTACCTCGACCTTGCCGGCCGGATACTCGTCCCGCATCTCGCGCGCCATCCGGTCGCGCTCGGCAACCGTCTCATGCTTCGAGAAACTGAGGATGGCACCATCAATGTCACGCACAGTAACGAAGTATCGACCGAAACGGCCCAGCGGGAAATATGGGGGTTGCACCCGGCTCGCTTCAAACGCCACGCGCATGCGTGTCAGCCGCGCCTTGGCCGCCCAGCGCGATTTCGTGGTTTCGGCCTTGTATGCGCTGGTGGCGTCTTCTTCGGCGTTCTTTTTGTCGAGCCCGGTCAGCCCCACATCCTTGATGCGCTGCATGGTCCGCTTATACCGGTCCTCTGCGTTCTGCTGCGCAATCTCCTGCGCCTTTCGGACGTTGTCGAGCAGTATCTCGTCGAGCTGCTCGGCCTGTTCACGATAGGCGTCACGGACGTTCTGGAAAAGCTCCCTGCCCTTCGGGGGCAACGCCATATACCGCTTGCGGAGATAGTCATAGCCAGCCTTCGCGCGGGTCTCTTCATCGACCTGCGACGGATCAATCCCGGCCAGCGTGGCGTCATGCATCAGATCGGCAAGGACCTGCGCCTTGGCCTTGTCCTTCCCGGCGAAGCCCAGGCGGGTGTATTTGAGCCATTCCTGCGCCACGGCGTCGGCCTCGGCGTGTTTCGTGCCTCTGAACGCATCCATCAGGCGCTTGACGCGCAGATAATCGCCCACGGCGGTCATGTTGGACCGGGCGAGCTCACTGAAATAGTTCAGCGGGATGGTTTTCAGGAGTGCGGGCTGCAAATCGGTCAGCTTGCCACTCAGTTCCTCGACGATGCGGGACTGTGTTACTCGCTCGAGGCGTCCGGGCTCGCGCTCTGCTCTGCGCTCTTTTCCCTGATAATTTGGCGAGCCTGTTTCAGATAGGCCTGCCGGTCCGGATCGCGGGCGGGCCACTGGCTCACCGATGCGTGCCAGTCCTTCCACTTCTGCAACGTGTCGAACGTCGCGGGCGGGTCGCCGTGAAATCCCCTGATCGGTGCTGCCTGCTGTGCCATCGCTGATCTGTCCCTTGAGCGCGACCGCCAATTTATCGAGCTTGGCCTCCAAGCCCTCGATGGCGGAAACATCATACTTCGTGTTGCTGGAAATGTCGATAATCCCGGCCTTTTCGGCCAGTAGCGACGGAGCGGCGCTATAAGCAGCATTGCCTTCGTCTACATCGACGACACCCTGCGCGACCAACGGCCGGAGGAAGGCGTCAACTTGCTCGAGCGCGTCTGCCATAGCGCTGCGCCATGTGGCAACCGTCTCGTTCGGGTCCGCTGCTGGACGGGCAATAGCCTCCGCCTCTGGCGTCAGTGCCGCCCGCATCTGCATGCCATTTGCGCCGAAGGCCCAAACCGAGTGCAGCCCTGGCATCGCAAGCATGGAGATGTCAGCGACACTGAGGGGCGAGTTGCTGGGGTGATTGTGGAACACCACCATGCGGCGGTCGGGGTTCAACAGCGCGCCGTGGAGCTTGTTATTGATCCCGGTCGCGTCCTTCTTCTTCGCGGTGCCAAACTCGACAACGCTGCCGTCATCGTCCACTGCCATCAGATATTCGTGCCCGTTCTTTCCAAAGCGGGCCACTGTGTCTTTGGCCCACTGGAAGATGGCAGTGCTTGCCGGCGCGGCCGGGATGCCGACGGTCTGCAAATCGTTCGACAGGGCGACAACGACAGGATCAGGCCGCTTGTTGGCAATCGGCGCGTCCACCTCGCCCGCTTCGACCTTGACCGCTGGTTTCGCGGCTTTCGGCTGGGGCTTGAGTGCATCGAGCAGCCGGCGGTGGCGCGCTGACGTGTCCGCCAGTTCCTGCGCACCTTCCCAAGCACCGATCTGCTTTTGCAAGGCCGGTATCTGCCCCTTGATCTCGCTGATCCGCTCCTTATCGATCGCTGGCTGGTTAGCCAGGCGCTTCACCGTATTGGCGATGCGCTGCGCAAGGCCTGCCGCATCGACGTCAGACGCATCATCGACCGAGACAGAATATTCACGGCCCGCCTCGAGCGTGACATTGAACGCCCTGCCGTAGCCAAGAGGCTCGATACCAATCTTGAAGCCGGCGTATTCACCGATATCGCGTACGCCCTCCTTGTCGATCAGCTCTTTGCGCATCGCTGCAACGATGGCCGCCCCGAAATCCTTACGCTTGTCGAACGTCTGGCCGTTGACGGTACCGGAGAACTCCTCGGGCACGTTGCGGGCCAGCTCGGCGTCGGCTTCCACCGACGGCAGGCCACGCTGCAGGCGTTCCGTCTCGCCTTCCAGCGACCTGATCTTGCCCTTGATGCGGTGCTGCTCCCTGTCATGCTCGACGGACTGGCCCTCGAGCTGGCGCAGCTTGCGGCGCGTGTCCATCTCCTCGAGGATCAGCGGGTTGCCGGACGCCGCCGCCTTCATCTCGGCCGCATTGGCGGCTTCACCGGCAATGTCCTCGATCTCTCGGGTTTTCATGTCGCCCTTGCGCATTTGCTGGATGAACCGGGCCTTTGCCTCGATGGTCTGCCACTGGCGCGCGTCGAGCGTATTCTTGGTGGCATAGCGGAGGATTTCGATCTCGAAACCCTCTGGATCAGCGGAATACAGTTCATTGCCCTGTCTGATACCACGCCCATCGCGCTGCTCGAGGTCGGACGGCCGCCACGGCGCATCAAGGTGATGGAGCGCAACGAGACGATTTTGAACGTTGGTGCCTGCACCCATTTTGGCCGTCGAGCCGAACAGGAAGCGGACGCGGCCGGAACGAACCTTGCCGAACAGCTCCTCTTTCTGCGCCTCGGTATTGGCGTCGTGGATGAACGCGATCTCGTTTTCGGGAATACCCCGGTCAATGAGTTTCTGTTTCAGGTCATCATAGACAGAGAACGTGCTTTCCAGCGCAAGCAGCTCATCGGGCGAAACCTTGTCCAGCGCCTCGATCGCTGCCTCATCACCATTATCGGCCTTCTCCATCAGATCGCGAAGGCGCGCGGCTTCCGCGGCCTGCGCCTTCTTCGGGGTGGATAGGTCGATGAACACGAGCTGGGTGCCGCGCTGATCTGAGGACGCTTTGTAGATCCGCGTCATCTCGTTTGCGGCCCTGTGCACCTTGGACTTGGGGTGATCGGGGTAGCTCGGATCAATCAAGCGCATGTCGAGCGCTGCCTTGCGCGCGTCCGACATGACCTTGAGCATGTTATCCTTGCCCTTTTCGGCCTTCTTGGGCAGGTTTTCGGCCCTCCAGACCAGCGAGCCGCGCGGGAACACGAGATTACCCGCCTCGTCGGCCTGCCCCTCGCCGATGAAGGCTGCCTGATCCGGCGAGCGCTCGACGACGACATTGGTGGGCTTACCGCCCTTTACCTTCGGCAGCGGGAATTTTTTACCCTGCGCCGCGAGCTGCGCCTTGATGTCGTCATTGGTGATGACGTCGGCAAAGCTCCGGTACCGCTGCATCAGCTCGGGCACGTTGACGAACTTCGCGAACCGGCTGTTGAGCTTGTATTGGCCAGACGGCGACAATTCCCAATCCGTCACCACTTCGCCGAACACGCGTGCCCAGGCATCGAAGTGCGACACGCCCATGGCTCGCAGCGCCTTCTCGTCGAGATAGCGCTGGACGGTGAACATTTCCGCCATGGTGTTGGAGAGCGGTGTGCCGGTCAGGAATACCAGGTTGTTGCCGCCGGTCTTTTCCAGCACGAAACGCGACTTCATGTATAGGTCGGCCGCCTTAGCGCTACCTGCCATGTTGCCGAGGCCTGCCACGCGCTGCATCGAGGTAGAATAGGCGAGGTTCTTGAACTCGTGCGCCTCATCGACATAGAGCGCGTCTACGCCCAGCTCGTCGAACGTCAGCCCGTCATCCTTGCGTCCGGAATCGAGCAGGCGTTCCATCTTGGCTTTGAGATTGTCGCGCCATTTCGTGAGCTGCGCGACGTTCCGGCTCTTTTGCCCGGTCTCGCGACGCACCTCCGCCAGCGATTCCTCGAGATCGTCCATCTGCTGCTGGATGAACTTCGCCTCATAGTTCGGATCAATGCCGATGCGGCCGAAAGAGGAATGCGCGACAATCACCGCGTCCCAATCACCGGTGGCGATGCGGGCAAAGAGGCGCTTGCGGCGATCCTTCTCGAAATCCTGTTTCGTCGCTGCCAGCACCTTGGCTCCGGGATAGAGCCGGACAAAATCGGCGGCCCACTGGCCCACTAGATGGTTCGGAACGACGAGCATAGGTTTGCGCGCCTGACCGGTGCGCCGCTTCTCCATGACCGAAGCAATGGCGGCGAAGGTCTTGCCAGCGCCAACGGTATGATCGGCAAGCGCGGTGCCGCTCTGCAACGTCCGCCAGATGAAGTTTTTCTGGCTCGGGCGAAGCTCGATGATGTCATCTCCCACCTTGCCCGGAAGCGTGAGGTGCGAGCCGTCGAACTGCTGGATGACATCTGTGTTGAACGTGTCGTTATAGAGCCGCGCCAGCTCGTCGCGGCGCTTGTCATCCTGCCACAGCCACTTGCGCCACTCGGCCTTGACGCGCTCGACCTTCTCATTGGCCGCATCCGTTGCCGCCTGATTGACCACGGATTTGCCATCGGTGGTGCGGTCATGGATCGTAATGGTCTGGCCGTTCAACACGGCACTCAGGACGGTGCCCACGCCTGCCCTGTCCGTTCCCCACTGCACCTGCGCCGCCGGCGTCACCTGCGGCACCTGCACGTCCCACTTAGCATTGGCGGCTGAATAGAACGCCCGTGGCTTTACCGTGCCCTGCCCGATGTGAGTGACGAAGTCCTCGACATGGTTTGCCGGCAGCCATGGCGCACCTGGCTTCACATCGATGTCGATCGCTTCGATATCCGCGGGGATGACGTCGCGCAGCGCGTTGACGTTGCGCCGATATTCCGGATCCTGCTCTGCGGCACGCTCTGCCTCGGCGAGCTTCTGCTTCACGTTTCCGGAGAGATACTGGTCGGCAGTCTCATATGCCCCGGTCGGCGTCTTGAACACCAATGGGCCCAGCTCATCGACGATCGCATCCACCGGCTTGCCGTAGAGCTGCGACATGGCCTCAAGGTTGATGCGGCCATAATCGTTCAGAACCGTGGCGAGCGCGTCCTTGGCGCTGCTGGCGCTGGTGGGGCGGCGATACGGCTGCTGGGTGCGACGGGTGAAGATGGCCGCCTTCTCAGCCGTCGCCGCGCGGGCCTTCTCGCCCGTTTTCTTCGCCATCGCGGCACTGAGGCCCTTATCGAACGACTGCTCGAGCGCGCTTATCTGCGGCCATGTCGGGTCATCACGGAACAGCCGCTTATTCGCATCGGAATTGACAGGACCATGAGACTTTACAAAGCCATCGTACAGACTGTTCAACCTGTTTCTTAGGTTTTCAGTCTGCTGATCGGAGGCGGTATCGCTGATCTGCGCCCGCCGGAGCTTGGCAAAGGCGTCGCGGACACGGATCATGCCGGAGACGCGCTCCTTGGCCGTTTCGTTCGGGAACGCCACCGCCTGCGAGGTCGGCTGGCCGATATGATCGGCGGTGCGCAGATGGACTGAGCCATCCGGCGCGGCAAACATGGTGCCAACCTGCACGTCATTGACCGTTTCCGGCACGGTGACAGTTTCTGTCACCCTCGCCGGTCCGGTCTCGCCCATGATGTTCTGCGGCAGCTTCTCGATCGCCTTCGCCAGTTCCGCCGGCGTGTCCTGTCCGCCTCGAGCGATCAAGGCAGACTCGTTCGGCCCGTACATGGAACCATAGCCACCGAAATCACCCAGCATCATGTCCGGATTGTTCGCGAAATATTTGTTGAGAGGCACCGAGTTGCCGTCTTTGCCGCGGTAATCCACGACCTCGAGCCAATCGCTCGACTTCGGCGCGGTGCCGTCCTCACGACGCTGCAAGATGACGATATCGGTCGTAACTTCGGTACCGGCATTCTTGAGGAAGGCATTGTTTGGCAGCCGGATAGCGCCGATGAAATCCGCCTTCTTCTGGATCATGTTGCGCGCCGCGGCGGACTGGCCGTCGAGGAAGCGATTGGTCACGACCATGGCCAGCACACCACCCGGGCGCAGCGTCTCGATGGCCTTGGCAAAGAAGAAGTTATGGATGGAGAGCTTGTTGAGGTGCGTCCGCTCCCTGTCGTAGAGCTTTTCCGAACCGAACGGCGGATTGCCAATCGCCAGATCGAAATAGGAATCGGGCACGGTCAGCTTCTCGAAGCCGATGGGTGCCTGAATATTGGCGGTCGGATAGAGGTTCTTGGCAATCGTGCCCGTGATGCGGTCCAGCTCGACGCCGGTGACACGAGACGCACCGCGCAAATCGCCTGGCATCAGGCCGAGGAAGTTACCAGCACCGACAGACGGCTCGAGGATCTGGCCACCTTTGAACCCGAGACGCTGCGCGATTGCCCACGCTGCATCGACGATCTCATGAGAGGTGTAATGCGCGTTGCGCGTCGAGGACTCGGCGGCGCTGTACTCCTCCTTGGTCAGCAGCTCCTTGAGCTGGGCGGCTTCTTTCTCCCAGCCCCTGGCCACGCTGCCATCTTCACGGGGGAACGCGGCGCGCAGTCCGCCCCAGCCCACCCACTTGGCGAGAACTGCCTGTTCGTCGCGCGTGGCAGGCCTGTTCTCCTGCTCGAGCTGCTTGACCAGCTCTATCGCGGCGACGTTGGAGCGGAATTTCACCTTCTGGCCGCCCTCGCCCAAGCCATCTGCATCGGTGATGACGTAATCTACCGGCCGCTTCTGCGCGGGCACCGCAGCGGATTGGACATCCTTGAGGGTCGATGATATATTTTCGTTGGTGCTGGTCTGTCGGCTAGCGATGGCATCCGACAGGTTTGTAGAGGCGGTGTCTGACCTGGCGCTTTTACCAGCACTCTTTCCCGACGATGCAGGCGTAGACCGGCCTGCCCATATTTCACTGAGGCGGCGTGAACTTCTCTCGGTGCGTCGGGGCGTATTGGTGTCATATGCAGTGAGCAGCCACGTTTTTGCATTGCGATCGTAGTCAAGTCTGATGCCAGCGCGTCCATTTTCGCTGACGAGCTGGATGCGGCGCTCTGTTCTGGACGCTGGATCGACGCGCAAACCGTCGATAAACCCTTGCAGATCGTCCAACACCTCCGGATGCCAAGCGATAAGTTTCGCAAGGCCGGAACCGTCATGCTGATTATTGCCTGCCCTACCCCATACCAGATCGATTGGCCCCACATCAGGGTGCGACAAAGCGCCGATGGCGTCACCGGACTGCCTGCGCTCAAGCTCGAGCGCAGCCTCGCGCCACTTGCCCTCATAGCCGCGGAGGATCGGCCCAAACGGGCCTTCTTCTACCTGATCTCGACTGTTCTCTGACCGCTGCGCGCCGCGCTCATCAGATCCTGCGACGTCTGGCTGCTCGTCTCCGGCTGTTGGCTGCCTTCCGGCGGCAGCAAGAGATAGTTCTCCCTGACCATCTGCCACGCCTCGTCCGGCTGGAACCCGTTCTGCTCGAGCTGGTCGGCTTCCAGATACGTCAGTTCCGCTGCCGTCTTCAACGCCTCGTCCAGCGTCCCGGCCGCTTTCAGCTCCCTGTACCGGTTCGGAAGAAATTCCTTCCAGTGCTGGCGCCCCAGCTCGATCCAGTTGTTCAGGTTCATTGGTCGCTCCGGTGAAGGTGTTAACGTCGGCCGCTTCGACCTCTGCCGCGCTCGACATGCCGTTGAATGCCGTGGCGCGAGGGTCATATTTAACCCCCATATACCACGATTTGAGGTAAGGGCGCGCCCCTTCGCCAAGGTCCGCCAGCATTGCCGAGGCATATGCAGCGAAGGTGCGCGCGCCTTTTTCGATGTGATAGCCGGCAAGTGTAATCCCGGCCTGCAACAACTCCGGGTCAATGCCGCTGTTCAGCGTATTGCCCGAAAGCTTCTTGCGAAGCAATTCGCGTGCTTTCGTTGCCGCGTCATCGGTGAAAATGGTGTTGGCGCTGACAGCGGGTTTGGCCTTAGGTGCCTCAGACTTCGGTTTCGCCTGTGGTTGCGGCTCGGGCTTGGCCGGAACTGGCGCTGGTTCCTGTTGCCTCGCCGCGCGCGCTTCTGCCTCGCGCTTCATGTCCTCGAGGGAAACCGCAAATTCCTTGCGGATCGCATCCGCCAGTTCTTTGCTGCGAAGGACGATGCGCTTGTTGCCTTCATCCTTCTCGAGTGTGACGGTCACGACCGGTCCCTTACGGGTCTCGATCATGTAGCGGTTGCCACCAGCACCGCCCTCGCCCCAGCGCTGCTGGATCAGCTCGAGCAGCTCCTTGTTGCTGACGTTGGCCTTCACCGCGTCGGAAATGGGCGTGTCACCGCCATTAACGCCAGCAATACGGCTCAGTGCATCGGAGATGGCGTCCGCGTCACTGTTCCACACATCAGCCCACGGGTAGGCGCTCGGGTCCAGCTCCGTACCCTTCCCGCTCTGTACGGCTGGCGTGGTGCGGCTCCGCTCCAAAATCTCGAAGCGCTTACCCCGCTGCACAACCTCATGGGTCTTGCCCATGTTGTTCTTGGCGATGAAGCCGTCTGCCTTTTCCTGAGACGCAAACCATTTTGGCGCGAAGGGTTCGGCAGTCTTTCCGGATTTCAGCCAGGTCTTGAAGTCGCCCAGCGTGGTCTGGCTGATATCGCCCAGCCCCTTCCAGTCCTTGGTATAGTTTTCGAGATAGGCGGCGCGGGCCTGTGCCTCGTTATCAAACCCCGCCATGACCTTGTGTTCATCAAAACGACCGCGTGCCGGGTCCTTCTGGTCAACCACAAAGATCGGCGAGGAATCGTCAAGCGTCTCGGTACCGGGCCGCACGAACACGTCGATATGGTCCTTGTCCCGGCCGACGGTGCCGCGGATGTAGCCGTAATGGCTCTTCATATCGACGGACCAAGCCTTACCGGACGAGGACACGCCCTTGCGCTGGGAGCCTGCCGGGTTCTCGATCGAGATATCGAGGCCGCCCAGCTTCAACCGGCCAACCTTGTAGTTTCCAGCCTCTTTCTGCGCTTGCGTCGGCTCGGGCAGGTCATTTGTCGGCGACGTGGCCGCCATGTGAGCCGCCGCGTCCGCCTGCATTGCTTCCGCATGGTCGGGGAACACCGTGCCGTCGTCCTGGCCGATCTCATCAGCGATCGCCCGCATCTTCGCGGACACCTCATCCTTACCGGCCAGCGTGGCAACATCGTCCGCCGCTGCGCGCTGCGCCTCACGCACATCCAGCAACTTCTTCTTGATGCCAGGCGTCATGTTCTGCCAAGCCATGCGTTCGGAGCGCTTCACCCCGGCCTGCTCAAGAACACGCTTGCGGTCCTGCGCCGTCAGATCGACGTCCCACCACGACGCGCCGTCGTCGGCTGCCTGCACCAGCGGCTCGCCCGCTTCTTTCGCCAGCGCGGCCTGCCGCTGTTTCAGCAGCCGGTCATTGACGGCATGCATCTTGACCGGAAGCTTGGACTTGGCCTCTTTCGCCGCGCGCTCGGCGCGGTAGCGGTAATCATCGGCCATAGACGCCAGATCGGCCACCTTGATGCCGAACGCATCTGCGAGGCGCTTGCGCTCTGCGGGCAGAACATTGTCGATATCGACCTGAGACGTTCCGCCCAGCCGCTTGGCCATGACCTGCTCGCGGGCGAGGTCATAGAGCGCGGCGTGGTTCTCGTCCGGCAATACGACGGTCTTATCGCCGATCTTGCGGCTGTTCGGGCCAGCATCGCCGATTTCGCGCTCGATGGGCGGATTGCGCTCGAGGTCCTGCGCCTCGACTTGCGCGATGGTGAGACTGCTGACCTTGAGAGCCGTCGTGGGCACCTGAAACGGATTGCCCTTGTCATCAACAACAAGCGCCTCATTGCCATCGGCCTCATACCGCTCGATGCGAGCCGGGAAACGGCCAACCTCGGGGCTATCGACGATGACGCGATGTCCCGGCTGTGGCCGCGTCGGCCGCTTGTCCGTTGCTGCCATGTCCTCGCTGCGCGGTGGCATCTCAGACGTGGTTTCGCTTCCCTTCGGCGGGAGAGGCTCCAGCGCCGGATCGGCAGAAAGCTCCGGCGTACCGTCTTCGGCCTTTTCGGGGAAACGGTAATCGCCAACAGGCGGTGCGATCTCTTTGATGTTGGAAAGCGGCACCTGGTAGACTTCGCCGCTACCGGAATCGACGATGACGGCCTCATCACCCTCATAGCCTTCAACCGTCCCCATGAAAGGCTCGATGCCTTCGGCCTCAACACGCACCGTGGACTTGGTGGGGGGCCTGCCATCGATCGGCGCACCAGCGTTGGCAGCCTCGGCGCGTTCGGTGCCGCGCTGCTGGCCGTGGTCAGCTGCTCTACGCAGCGGCCCGCGGTTGTCCGGTTCTGGTTCGGGCTGGGTCGGCCCGGGCGCCACGTCGGTCTGTCCGCCTGCGGGACGAGCCAAGCCACCAGCACCGCCCATACCGCCGCCCATGGCGCCACCGGCCGCAATGCCAGATGCGACGGATTCGCCGAGACCTTCGGTCAACTCCTGATCGGGATTGACGCGGCGCATGGCTGCGTTCTCTGCAATGGTCTGGCCTGCGCTCTGCGGCGCTTCCTCAAAGATACCTTCGGCCACGGCACCACGCGCAGCGCCTGTGGCAACGCGGCGCGCGACGCCACCCTCTACGCCCTCGGCGATGATCTTCGCCAATGCACGGTCGCCCATGCCGCCGAACGCGCCAGTCACAACGCCGGCGGTGATGAGGGCCTGCGTCTGCGCGTCACTGCTGACCGCATCAATTGCCTGCTGCTCGGACACACCGCTCTCGACGAGCTGCTTCACCGCATCGGACTGCACGAGCTGGTCACGCGGGATTTCGGCGATGCGCTGCTTTACGGACAGGGCAGCGTCAGCGCCACCCAGCAGGCCTTCTGTGATGCCGCCTGCGAGCGTGGCCGTCTTCGCTGCGGTTGCTGCTGCCACTTCCCTCGATGCGCCGCCGGCAAGCGTCGTGACGAACGCACCACGGGCCAAGATGCCGGACGGGAGCATGGTTGCGATGGTGGATGGAGCGCTTTCCGCGATGACGCCGAGATAACTGCGCGGATCGGCCCATGCCGGTCCTAGCGTCTGGTTCTCCTCGTCCCACCATTTCTTGTCGCGTGCTGCCTCGCCTTCCGGCGAAAGCGTGGCGTTCTGGCGATCGATGCTCTCCTGCCGCTTCTCGGCGACTGTCGTGCCGCCGCCAAGCCAGCGGTCAATGCCGTCCAGCGCGTCGTTGATGTAGCTGCCGCCCGGGATTTTGTTCAGCAGCAAATTGCCGAGATTGTCGAGCGACTGGCTGGTGTTTGCCGCGCCAGCACCCCAGCGCCGCACTAGGTCGCCAGCAGTACCGGACGAGCGGTTCTCCTTGTTCCACTCCTCCTGCCATGTGGCGAGCTGGCTCTCGGGAACCTCCTGATACCGCCCGGGGTTCGTGGCCTCGAGTCCTGCCAACTGACTGGCAACAGCGTCATTGTTCGCCGTGACATCAGCGACGACGCGCTGGCGCTCCTTCTCGACCGCTGCCTGTGTCTCTGCCGCCTTGCGAGCCTCAGCCGCGTTGGCTGCGTCCTGCTCGAAAGGATTGGGCTGACCGGCATACAGTCCGAGCGGATCATTAGCCTTGAAGTCTTTGTCAACCACAATGGCTTTTGGCTTGGCAGCCTGCCCCGGGTTCGCTGCCACCTCCTGAAACCACGCCGGCGCATTGCCGAGATTGCGGTTGCTCTTGTCGAACATGAACCACGGCGTGCCCTTGCCGGTCTGGTCTTTCATATCGACGTGCAGCATGTCGGGACTGCTGCTGTAGGCGATGAAGCGCATTGCGCCACGGGAACGAAGTTCGCGCACGAGCTGCTGGCGCTCTGCGATACTCATACCCTTCATGGAAATGTCCGACGCTGTGCCGGTGGAATGTTCACCGGGTCCGCCTGGCTTCGCAGCTTCCACGCGATGCGAAGGCGAGCGATACCCCGAATTTATCGTGAAATCGCGGCCCATGGCCTTCGACGTCTCGGAAAGGATCGAGGCGAACTGCGGATTGATCTTGTCCTGACCGGCATGCACGAAGTTCAGCTTGCCGCCGGTGCCGAGGGGTGCGTCTTCCGGCTCGCGGACTAGACGGGCCAGCCCCTTACCGTTCGGGTTCGGGACCTTTGTGCCCTTTGCTTCGTCACCCTGGAGTAGATCGCGGAACTGCCCTTTGGGACCGTAGAGGCCCAAATCATCCTTTTCAGCGACGAATGCCGTAGCTTCGGGAGCGGCGATCTTCTTTTCGCCCTTCGAATTGTAATAGATATGCTGGCCGATGCGCGTAGTTTCCGGCATGGCGCTGGCCCAGCCCGGGTTCACAGATGTCGCATGATAGTGGTCCGCGCCGCCGGTTGGATCGGGACCATCGCTGGTCAGCACATTGCGCAGGATGCCCTCGGCGCGGGCACGCATGGCAGGATCGCGCATCGCTTCGACGGTCTTTGCGCCCGGGCTGGCATAGCCGGTGAACTGATCCGGCTCGCGCACGACGTCGCCAATGGACTTCCCACGGATGTTGGAACGATTGCGGATGACATGCGCCACGCCGGCCATGCCGTCGTCACCCTCGCCTGCAGCTTCTGCAATGACGGTGTTTACCGTATCATCCCAATCGCGCTGCGACATGCCTGCGGGCAATGAACTGGATGCATCGGTCTTGGGAGAAAGCCCCGGCGCTTCGCCACCGTACAGGTTAAAGGGGTCATTCCACTCGGAATTGTCACCGAGGCCGAGGACGATTGGCATGCGTGGGCTCCTGGAAGATCAAGGATGCCGCACTCATGCGCTGGCTGTTATTCGGTTATAATTGGAGGCGTGGGAAAATGGAAGCTGACGGGATGGAAACGATGTTTGAAATCGACTCGGCTTTTGCTGGTTTTTGAGAGCAAAAATCCACCTGTGGATGTTGCAAGGTGTCGCCTCGACTCTTTCACGCTAAGGTACACAATGATCTCGATTAATCGAAGGAGAAACATGATGTCGAACGAGTTCCCTAATCAGTTTTGGGACGTCTACGCGCCGACCGCTGATTGCGATGATGTGTACAAGGATAAGAAGCTTTTCGCAGATCCGGGCCGCGCTATCCCCGATGAAGTGCTGCGCAATTTCTCCCTCGAAGAGAAAGACAAAGAGATCGTCATGACCGCTGCTACTTTTTCGACTTGTGAGCGGGTAGCTTTGGACGGGTATGCGATTGTGGCCACAGGGACCAAAAATCTCGCATAAAGTGCTGATGCCAAAATCCACAACCCGACTACCAACGGTACCCCTTTTATGGTGTGACAAAATTCTCTCAACGCCATCCGTCCCGTGAGCATCATGAGCCTGTAAAAGTCAGCACGATGGTGCTATGACATCGTCTTTTTGCTGCTTTAAGAGGGAAAGGGAAAATGATTGTCGTTTTAACCGTTCTCGGCATCGGGATGTTGGCCTTGGCAATCGCTTATCTGCGAAATGACGCTATCGTCAGACGGCGGCTTGAAGCGCTGCGAACAGAGGCAGAGCGGGAACTTCGGTCGTTGAAGGTGAAACAATAACGATGAAGCTCCCTACCAATGAGCGAACCTTACCAGCCGAAACTGAACTGGCAGCCTACGTGGCCTGATTCCGTTTGCCATCATACCGGCGGCCCGGTGCAGATGTATTCCGCGAAGGTTGCAGGCAGACAGGCAGCATCCATCCGGAAAGAGACTGCGGGGCAAAGAGCCGGGATTTGGGTGTGGTCTGGTCCTCACGCTTACCACTTCAACCGGGTGAAATGCGGCCTAAGGGACAGAGGCGTCGAGCCAACAGCGCGGCTTGCTGTTCAGAGGGCTGAGGAATATTTCTTCGCGCTCATGGCATCGCCCCTTCGGCCGCCGGTTCCTGTCTTGATCGACAACCAATGGGACCCTGACAACAACTGGAAATGAAGCTATGCCATCTCAGGCCGCGATCAACCCCTCCGCCGAGCCTTACGCGAATTTCTCGTGCCGTGCGTTCTTAAGGTTCAATTCTGTTGGTGCGGGCGCGGCTTGTGATACGTGCCTGCCTACGCACGTCCGGATAGATCAGTCTTCATCAAAGAGGTCGTCTGGTGGGGAAGAAGCTGGAATAACGTTGTACACCTTTATCACGGTAGCCTTTTGATCAATTAAGTCTCCGTTTGCGTTGTACTTGTATTCAAAACGCACCCTCACCCGAAGGGCATCGCCGGGTTTGATCGGATGCTTTCCATGGTGAAACTCTCTCAACCAGTCTGGATCATCCATGGCTGCGGACAGGTTCGATTTGCCGTGGCGAAATTGCCATTGGGTTTTCGCAAGAAAGTCCGGCTTCCGAATGATCATCACCATGTCCATATCATTGGACAGTTCTTGCTCAGCCGGTGTCGGAGGAAGGTGCTCCGAGGGCAACCACTGCTTATCAAGTCTAACGTGATAATCATGCTGCTCAAGTGTGATGGTAAGCTGTTCACCATCTCTGAACTGTGCCTTTGTACGCTGCAAAGCGTCAAGCGGTTGAGCAAGCCGAGAAGGATTGATGGGTGGATAGTCCGGTAGATGCCGAACATCGGTCTCCGCCGCTAACTTTCTAATCCGATCCGTTAAATCTTCAATTTGCGCCGGCTCGTTTTCCGCGATGGATCGATCCAACCATTCGAGCGCGATGTATTTCGCTTTGACCAGATATTTTCCAACCTGCGGCTTCCAGTCCAACTCCTTGAGAGCCTGATCGTCAGACGCCTTCAGGAGATTACGCAGATAAATTTTGAGGCTTGATTTCTCCACATCCTCAAGGATCAAAGCCGTCGAAATTTTTGAATCGACCGTCGTAATCAAAACACGATCGAGGTCTTCAAACGCCTTAATCAGATTGGATGCGATGTCAAAGACTCGAGCGGCTGACCCTTCTTCTTTGAAGTCAATCTTGATCTCAATGTCGCTTTCAGGCGGCATAAATTCTTCCCCCACATTTATGCGAATCCCGTCAGTCATAACACTGCCATAAACCCGAAAAATGTGGAAATTTCGTTAGTAAAAAGTAATCGGCTATTAATTCGGCTGCCTTCGCGGAACTCTGAGCAGCTCAGAGGCTGCCCCCTTCCCGCTCCTGCTCGGTGATGGTTATCGGGTGGCGGCCAAGTGCGCGACATTCGACATTTGTCGATTGCAACAATCTCAGCCTTCAAACCTGATCCATTGCCGCCTGCCGGCGCGTCAGCACCGGCGAGCCATCGTCGTCACGCTTCTGGATGGTGATAGGCCCCAGCGGCGTCTCGAAACCGAGGCGCACGCTGCGCCCCGATCGCTCTTCGACGTGGATCGTGCCCACGCCCTCGATTTTCACTGTGTCACCAACCTTGACGACAAGTCTCAGCATAGCCGCTCCTATTCAGCCAGGTAGCGGTCGCGCTTCTCATCACTGAGCTTCGCGAGTTCCTGCTCGTATTTCTCCACGTCGCTGTTGGCGAGACGATCCAAGTAAGCGAATTCGCCGCCATCGCTGTCGTCATTCGCGTCAGCGGCCGGCACCGTACCCAGCGTCGGGACGACTTCGCGTGCCGCAGCAGCGGGCTTTGTGCCAGGCTGCTTGTTCTGCGCCGAAGGCTTCACGCCATAAGCCTTGGTGACCTGCTCGGTCAGGTTCTGATGCGCCCGCTCGAGGATTGCCGGGTTAAGCGGGTTCTGCGACTGGACCTGCAGCTTCTTCACCTCAGCTTCCAGCATCGCGTGAAGGATGCTGCCCTTCTCGTATTCGGTATGCTTGGCGAGAAAATCAGGAACGGTGACATCGAAATAGTGCTGCACAGCGTTGGTCTTGCCGATGTTGGCCGCCATGCGCTGCTCTTTGAACACGTCGAGCTGCGCGTCGATTTTGCGGATTTCGGCGCGATACTCAGGCCCGGTCAGCTCACCATCGTCCCATTTGGTGTCCAGCTCGTCCTTCTGCTTCTCCAGCGCCTCGATCTGCTCGGGCACCTTCGGGTCGAGGACCCACGATGGGCGCTTGTCGCCCTCGAGCGGCTTTGCCTCGGCGGCAGCGGAAGCCGTTGTGTTATCGTCTCCGCCACCTGCCGCTGCCTCCGCTGCGGCTGCATCCGCTGCCGCCCTGGCGTCGGCTTCCTGTTTGGCTTTTGCCTCGGCCTCGCCATCAGCATCGGCACCGGCCTCATCACCATCCTCTTCCTCGGCGGCATCCGCCTTATCTTTGCCTTCCTGATCCGCACCTTCGCCCGCTTTGTCATCACCGGCAGCGCCGGTATCGTCGCCGGCGTCGTCGCCATCCTCGAGACCTTCGTCTACCGTGTCCTCGTCGAGCATGCCCTCACGCTCTTCCTCGGTCAGCATTTCAAGTTCTGCGGCATTTGGCTTGCCTGCCATGATCGATACCTCTCGTCAGCCCAGGCCGAAAGCCATGGGGTTCTGTTGCTGTTGGGGTTGCTGTTGGGTGAGCTGGGCGGCCTGCGTCTGTTGCGCCTGCGCCGCGGCGGCCACGGTCTCCTCGCCTTCGGTACGTGAAACGAAACCGGATTCGTGCAAGATCACATCGGCGATGTCCGCAAGGCCCGGCGCCATACCGGCCATGCCGGCCGCCTCAAGCGCTGAACGCTGGCTGCCGACGTTGGCGGAAACGGTGCGAGCCTTCATATCGGCGGCTTGCGCCTCGTTCTTCTCGGCTTCGGACAGCAACTTGCGGAGCTGGGCCATCGTCGTCTCGATGGCGAGCTGCTGCTGTTGCGCTGCGGCCTGCTCCTTGGCCTGATCTTCCGGCGATGGCGCTGTCTCGTCGGCGTCGGGGTCCTTCATGCCCGTGACCTGCCGGATGCGCTTCACGATCTCCTCGCGCTGCGGGATATCCATGGCCTCGACGACAAGGTCCATCAGGACAATGGCGATCTGCGGATTGACCGGTGCGAGCGTGGTGAGCAGCTCGAGCAAGGATTCGACCTGCGCCTGTCGCACCGATGCACGCCAATCATCTTCGTCGATGACATAGTCCGCCTTGGTGCGGACCACGCTGTTCTCGGGAAGCCCATCGTTGACGGTGATATATTCCGGGCTGCCGCGCATGTTCGTGATGCGGAACTGCTTTTCCTCGGACATGAACTGCTCGATGTTCGCCAGTTCCTTCTCACCCCTGATCTGCTGGGCCAGCCGGTAATTGTCGAACAGCTTGGCGGTGGCGAGCGCGCCCTGTTCCTGCCGCGCCTGAATCGCGATGCCGGAAACAGCGTTGGTGCTTCGGCCAAGGTTTTCATCCGTGACGCCACCGACCTGCTGCACCATCTGGATATTGCGTGACATCAGCTCGAGGTGCCACTGGCTTAGCTCGCGATCGGCGTTCAGCTCGAGTTGCTTGCCCTGCTTCTTGACAATGATCGCATCAGGGTTAGCGACTTCCTCGCGCAGTTCCTCGACATCATCAACCGCCCCTTCGTCCATAATGATTTTGTTCGTGGAGAGGATATGCAGGGCCTTGGCAGCGCGCTTGTTGATATCGCTCTGGATGTCGCGGATGTTGCGGACCAAGCCATATGGCATATTGTCCCGGTCGCGGCGCTTGTTCCAGATCGGGGTGAAGGGGTAGCGATTGTGCCGGTACGGCGACGGAGAGAGCCACAGCATGCCGGCGGTGGTGAAGAGCGCGACGTACATCCGCATCGTCGGCCGCTTGACTACTTCGCCGTCGCCATCGTCTACCGCCTCCTGGTGCCCCGGGCTGGCGGGGTCGAACAATTCACCCCGGAAGGTGCCGCCGCTGATCCTGTCCGCCGTCACCGGCATCTTGAACCACATTTCTATGATGCGGACCCGGCGGCGGCGATATCCGGTCACCCGATCGGCGATGTATGTGCCGTCGCCCCTGCCCTGACTTTCATTCTCGGGGCCGTCCATCGGCTCGTCGCCGTAGGAATCGATCATCGCGAAATTATCGCTGTCATCGACGCTCCGCTCGAGCATGCCTTTGCGCTTGGGGAACATCGCCTTTGCAACGTCCAGATCGACCCATTTCGTGCGGAAGACATACCTGGCATCGGTCAGGTCGAGCTCAACCGCGGCGCTGTCCCACAGCATGTTGCGCCACGATTCATAGCGGCTGAACAGCGGTTCGCCTTCATCGTCGCCCTGCCAGCCGTCTTCGATCCAGCCCAGTCCGACCTTGGCAGCATCTTCGAAGGCGCGGCTGACGTGGAACTTAGTCTTGTTGACGTCGGCCAGGTATTTGAGCAGCTCGGATTTGCGCTGCGCCGGTTTGCTGTCTTCCTTGCGCCGGGGTAATACCTTGAAATCAGTGCGAGAGCGCTTCTCGGTTCCTATTACCCAATCGACCGTCGTTGCCGTGACGTTGAACACCAATGGAACCTGCCCGCGAGCCTGCAACGTTGCGGCCTGCTCGTCGGTCCATTGGATGTTGTCATAGAAATCAGCGTCCACCGCCATATCGCGGCGATTTTCAAACTGGCGGTCCAGCTCGAGGGTGTAATAATTCAGCAATTGGTGATGCAGGGCGACATGCTTGGCATTATCGAGAGAATTCCCCCGCTGTGCACGGCTCAACGCTGGTGTGTCGGAAGGGATGGGCGAATCGTATCGCTTCTTTCTGACCGATCCGTCATCCGAATTTAGATCAAACATGGGCGTCCACCTTCAAATGCAGCCAGCGCTGAGGAGACCATATGCCGTGCACAACCGCCTTTGAGACCCCGAAGGATTCGGCGATGATCCGCGCGGGGTTCGTGCCCTTTAGTGAAAGGATGCGCCTTGCTGTATCATCATCAACGTGTGACAGCGGGTGTTTCCCACCCCTGTTATGCGTCCCATGCTCTACTCGGTCATCTGCATTCTCAGCTTTTGTGGCCCAGCGAATGTGACTGATGGCAACGCAAGCTTCTTGCCCGCGTCCGCAACTGTGCGCTGCGTCGTGGAGCGGGCTTGGCGCGGGCCCGTTGACCCGCTCGCATGCCATCCTGTGGACGTTCCGGAGCCTGCGCCCCTCTTTGGGGTCGCGAAGGCATCCATAACCTTTACCGTTACGGCTAAACGGCCAGATAAGGCACTCGTCGCCTTGGTACGTCAGCACAACTTCCTCAAAGAAGCGCTTCGCCTGCCCATACTGCCGTCGCGTCATTCTATTCCCTTATTTCAGCTTCGATGGTGCGCCCGGTATCGGGGTTGCGCATTGTGATCTCGGCCACGGTCTGCTGATCGGGATTTTGGTATGGGGGAATAGACAGGAGGTCGCCGAGATGGTCCTGAATGAACATCGCGAGACGAATGACTGTGCGCTTGTCGTGTGAAGCTAGGCCGAGAATTTCTGCGAATTGGTGAGCTGTGTGTGCAGCTTGGATAGGGTCGCCGACGTCCTCAGACCAGATCCACGCCTTGTCAACCGTGACAACGCATGGCGTCAGCCTGTCGTCATATTCCCTATCCGCTGGAATAATCACCATACACGGCCGGAATCGCTGTTCCTGCCGTAGCCAAGTGCCAATAGCTATAATACTGCCGCGGCGTTTAGTCCAGACGCGCTTCGTCAGGTCGAGATCAGGTGTGTTCATGATGGGCCTCGTGGGGGTTAAAGGGTCATCGGGTCGCGCGACCTGCGCCGCGAGCCGGATGAAGACGATGATGAGACGTGGTAGCCGCACAGCCGGCGGACCTCTTCGCGGTACTGCGCCTTCTGGCGGATCGCGTCGGCACCGTGCTGGTGCCCGTTTTTCTTCGGCAGGTCCGACCAAACACCCATGTTGGTGTTCCATGACTTGCGGTAGTTATCGAGATGGAGGATGCCCTTAGCGCAGTTCTGCTCGTCGATGACGTAATTGACGAAATCATCCTTGAGAGCCGGAATGCCGATCGCCATCAGGTCTGGCGTGACGGGCACGATGTGCACGTTCCTGAGCCCTAATCCTTCCAGCATCTCCTTCGGCGTCTCGATAACAACGCGGCCGGGGCGGCGATGATCGCCGTCGTGTGGCAGGAAGTGGTGGCCCCACACGTAGCCAAACTTGTTCATCTCGGCGATGACGTAGCTGTACGCCTCGCTGCTGCATTCGAAGTAATTGATGAAGTGGTCCATCAGGCCGACAGACTGGTGGAACCAGATCGCGATATCGTCATCAACGCCAAGGTCCCAAAACGTATTGACCGGGATTTCTGGCCGGTACGGGACACGGGTGATGCGGCCTTGGCTGCGGGCTATCGTCATCTGCTTGGCGAGGATGACGCCTTCCGTGGAAACCTTGAACGCTTCCTCGACGGTGGAAGGATATTCCTGCCACATCATCTCGTCTTCGTCGGAATAGTCGTTCAGTCGGGTGGCGACGTACCAGGCGCGCTTGCGCAGCGAGATGGGGCGGCCAATCTCGCGCTCGAGCTCGTCGAAGTACTTATCGTCCTTCGGCGTGATGATGACGTCTTCTGGCTCATCAAGCTCATATTCGTCGGCGTCCCACCACGACGCGAAATGGAGGCGGTATTGCAGGCGGGTGAGCTTTTTCCCGCTCTCCGCGTTGGCCTTCGCCTCCATCACCATCTTGTAGTAATAGCCGTCGCGACCCTTCGCCGTGCTTTCGATGAAGATGATGCCCTGTCCGGCAGCGGCCAGCGCGCCCGAAACGATCTTTGCCGCCTTCAACGGCGATTCGAAGCAGATGATGCCGAACTCGGAGACGTGGAGCCAGTTGAGCGTGTCGCCGCGGGCCGATGTGGAAACCTGAATCGATGAGCCGTTGGTGAAAATCTTTTCTTCGGTGTTATCGACCTTGATGCCGACCTCTCGGCGCAGAAACTCCGGCAGGCGCTGATACGCAAACTCGATCTTGTTGCGCATAATCTTGCTGGCGGTGAACTGGTCCTGCGCGATGATTGCGGCGCGCTGGTTTTTATTGAACAGGCAAGCGTCGAGTATCAGGAGCTGGATGACGGTCGAGAAACCGCGCTGGCGGGCCTTCGGCACGATGTTCCTGTGCCAGATGCGCTTAAGGAACTTCTCCTGTGCCTCGTTGGGCCGGAAAAGCACCGTGTTCCCCTCTTTGTCGAGGATGTAATAGAGGTTACGAAGCCGCCACTGAGCGTCCTTGAGCTTCTCAAGGAACTCTTCCTCAGTCATGCCGCGGAGATGCTCATACATTACGCGTCTTCGCCCTCACCGTCTTCGTCGTCATCGGTGGGCCTGATCGAGTTGGGCGCATCATCTTCCGGCGCGTCGTCAACAGGCGTGAACGTGCTGGGCCCCAGCTTGGAAAGGAAACTGCCAAGCGGGCTGTCTTTCTCGACGTCGTGTTTCAGGTTCTTCGTGTCGCGCCAGTCAGTGCCTTTGCGGTTCTTGAGCCAGAAAATCGCGGCGGTGGTATCGGGCGGGACATGCTCCATCGTCTCGACGCGCTGCACCACGCCGCCGGCGGTGACGATCTTTTCGCTGTCGAAGGTGTAACCCGTGGCGCGGCGGTAGAGGCTCTGCTCGACGATCTTGTCGGCGTCTTCCTTGCCGACCTCGAGAGCCTCGGCGAACTCGGGGTGCTCGATCTTCCAGCGATGCAGGGTCCGGATGTTGCAGCCCAGGGCGTTGGCGATGTCCATGTCGATCGCGCCCAGCCGCGCCATGGCTTTCGCCACATCGACGAACTTGTCATCCCACAGCGACGGGCGGCCGACGCCGCGCGGATCACGGTAAAACGCCTTGTCGAACGCGGGATGCTCCTCGCGCCACCAAGCCATCTCCTCCATGTCGCAGCCCAGCGCTTCCGCGATTTCCTCGTCTGTGGCGCCATACTCGACGAGCTTCTTGGCCGTAGCGACAAAGCGCTCATCCCAAGCCGCGCCGTGTTGGACCTCCGGGGCGATAGCCTCGGCCGGGTTCGGTTTCTTCCCGCGGGTTTTCTTCGGCTTCGGGGCGTCAACGCCACCCTTCACGACCTTGCGAGGCGGGCGCGTCATCGGCCACCTCCCCGCCTCGCCCTGCCCGCGGCAAGCGCTGCGACGGCACCGGAGCCGGTTCGACGGTCAAGGCTGTCGATGAGACGACGCGAAACTGGGATGGGTGGCGGATCATCCGGCGCGGTTGATACCTACTCCTTCGAAAGCCGCTGCCTATCCTCATCTACCGAAGAGTAATTATTATTATCTTTGGATATGGTATTTGGTATTGCAGCGCATTTGTTCAGCAATTGCTTTACGGAATTGTTGATTTTATTGCTTTTTTCGCCTTCTTCCGGCGTTTTACGCTTTCGTTTCGATCCGTTTTCAGCGCGTTTTCGCGAGATTTCTATCGCTTTTTCGATTTCTTTTTCGGCACGGTGGTTGCTGATTTTACCGCATGGGGTGAGGTAAATCTTACGAAGCTCGAGCAGCTCGGCGAGCAAGGCCTTGGCCTTTCTGAGCGAACAATTCCACTCTCCGGCGAGCCACCGTTCGTTGTATTCGATCGGGCCACCCTCGTCGTAGATAAGGTCAAGAATGGTCGTGTAAGCACCGCGTTGCTCGAGCGTAAGCTTGCGATAACCCACCAGCGCATCCTCGTGGTACCGGCAATGGAAAGACATTCCGCGACGGCTCATGCGGTCACTCCTGACGTGGGGACGTGCCGCCACGATGCATTGTTGATGATGGAAGAAATCGTGGATTGGGAGACGCCGAACCTCTCAGCGAGGCTCTTTTGCGTCACGGAAGATGCCAGACGCCGGATCTTGGAGACGTCGCGCTCATGCAGCTTTGAATTAGCGTGCTGGCTTCCCGGGCGATTGTTCCCGTGCCGCCTCCTGTCGTCGGCGTTGTCCTGCGGGGTTCCCCAATAAATGTTGTCGACGTCGCATTCGGTTCTGATGCCATTTCCATGACACGCCAGTGCACCGGGCGGGCGCGGACCGAGAAACGTGTCCGCGATGATGGCGTGGACCATTTTCTGAGTACGAACTGATCCGCGATAAAGCGATACGGAGGGGTATCCCTTAGTGAAGCTTCGCCTCAGTATCTTTCCCCGTAGCCTCTTGGTGTGCTCGGGCTGGCGCTCAGACGCGGCAAATGTCACGATCCTATCAAGACTGCGGATGCGCCCATGCGTTGACGCCTCATAGCTATCCTCGAAGCCGGGGATTGGCTTCCACGCTTCGGGCGCGATAGAACGGCGGCTCATGCTGGCGTCCCTTCAAATGGCAGTGGAATAGGTTGCTGCACCCGCTGGGAGGCAACGGCTTGATGGAGCTTGCTCGTCATGGCTGCCCCCTGCTGACCTGCTGGGCCCACACGACGGCGTCATCTACGCTGTGAAGCGTGACGACGGCAGATCCGCGCCAGGCATCGGCGAAGGCCTGCTGATTATCGTTCAGCGCAGCGCCGTAGCCTTTGCGGCCTGATTTGAACTCGACGACATGGGTTATGCCGCGATAGCCAACAATTGCGTCGGTGGGTTCGTGCAGGAGAAAGACGCTCATGCCGAACGCCTCAAGCGTTTTCACTATGTCCGGCTCGGCAGCGTCCCTCTTGGCGTTTCGGCGCGCCATGGTGACGCGCTTCTTCGCCTTGGTGTTTTTGCGGTAGGTCGAGGCTGGGAGGCGTGTCACTCGGCCGCCTCCGCAAATTCCCGGCGCACGTTATGTTCCGCCAGCAGCCGGATCATTTTCGGAGGCACGCTGTTGCCGACTAGATGATATTTCTGCGTTTTGGTGAGACGCACCTCTTTGCCGTCAAGCGTGATGGTGTCCGGCAACGATCCCTTTGCAAAACCGTGCGCCGCCGCGCCCTCCTCCGGCTCCAGCATGCGCATGCCGATGTCAGTCAGGACATATTCGGCTCCCTTAACCTTGACCGTGACAAGGCCGTGCCGCGCCTTTTGCGTGAGCGCACCCAGCGGATCGTCAAGGGTTTGCTCATACCCGCCATTGCCAGAGTAATAGGCTTGGAGGAATCCGAGGACGAGGCCGGCATGGTTGCCGCCCGCAGTGATCGTGGCGGCAGGGTCGCGGGCGTCACGCCCCTCCTTGTTGGTCCCGCGCAGCGTCAGCATATGGGCAGCCACCACTCCCTGCTGCGATCCGGACGTTGTGATCGTTGATGCAGGGTCTTCGACGGAACGGACGTTATCGCCAACCTTTGGGCCGTCGTTGTGCTGGGCCATGAACGCGGCGACCAAAGCGCTTTTGCCTGATCCACCCGGGGTGAATACAGGCATCGGTTCCTCGACATCTGCGCCAACGCTTTCACCGAACTGTCTCTGCAGGCTGGCAGCTATAACGGCGGCCTTTGAGCCACTGGCTACCTGTGTTGCAGCCGGTTCCTCAATATCGAGGATCCGTGGGCTCTGACCTGCACGCTCTCCATAGCCGGACTGGATCATCGTCGCGGACATCAGCCCCAACGGCACGGCACCGCCTGGCCTCTTGTGGAAGCTGTTTGCGGTGAAGGTGGGCATTGGATCGGTGATATCGCTGCCGATTGCGCCGGTTCGGAACTTGGCTAGAGAGGGCACCGCCACCATCATCTCCCCGCCCTTTGCGGTGGTGATGGTATTCAGGGGCTCATCGGCAGATCGCGCGCCCAGCTCGCTCTTCGTATGCGTGATTGGCACGATGAAGGGCCGTGCCGCATTGATGACGTACCGCATCACCCCGCGGGCAGTCCGGCGCTTGGTGGCGTCAGCCAGTTCCTTGGCGCGACCGAAAATCGACTTCACCGGCAACAGCCAGTCAATGACCTCGTGGACACCGCGCCACGGTTTCAGGCCCAGCTTCTTCGCCATCTTGCGGGGGGCATGGGTTCGCTCGGGCCAGACGATGGGAGAGCCGTCCGCCTGGGCGACACCGAAATAGCGGGTGCGGATGGTGTGAATGCCGAAATCGGCGCAGTTCAACACCCTGCCGTCATAGCTATAGCCGAGCCCGTGCATGTGCTTGAGCCACGCTTTCCAGATTCGGCCCTTGTGCCGCGGATCCGGAATGAGCCATTGCTGCTCGATCGGCACGCGTTCGCCCTTCGCGGCAACCGTCTTGTCGAGTTTCATGACGCGCCCGGTCTTTTCGCAGCGCTTTGCAATCAGAGGCCCCCACGTCTGGATTTCCTTGACGTTCTCGAGCGTGATCGTCTCGGGGCGGACGGTACCGGCCCAGCGGCAGACAACCCACGCCAGAGAGCGCCGACGCTTCGAAACGGGCTTGCCACCCTTGGCAACGCTGAAATGGGTGCAATCGGGGCTGGCGTGTAGGACGCGGACGCCGCGGCCCTTCGTTGCCTCCTTTGGGCAGACTTCGAACACATCACAGCGAAGGTGCTTCGTGTGTGGGTGTCGCTTCTGATGAACCGCGACCGCGATAGGATCATGGTTGATAGCCAGGTGGACGTGAAACCCCGCCTCCTCAAGCCCGTCGCATCCCCCGCCCATGCCGGCGAAAAGCACCACGGTCATTCGGTTGTCGAGGTTGAAGAAATTGGAAGGGCGGAACGGAGCATTCATGCCGCACCGCCTTTCGCCTTGCTGTAATGGGTGCAGGCAGGACTTTCATAAATGACAGTGGCGTCTCGCGTCTGGTGGAGCTTTGCCACTTCCTCCGCGATATAGTTCACCGCCCACAGCTCGCCGCGTTGCGCGAATAAGTCTGAGGCCTGCCCGCCGATCCGCGCGAGGACCATATGCGGGCAGCGCAGCAGCCAATCGCGACGCTCCTCCTTTGTCGCCTTCTCGAGCTGCTCGATCAGCGGCATATCGTTCGGCGGCTCCGGCACTGGCTGCAACCTGGCCGCAGCGAGGAACTTTTCAAAGCGATCGACGACGGCCTGTTTCGCTTTCGCCTCTGTACTGGCTCCGCCGTCCGCGGGGTTCCTTGTCGGGCTAACCCACACGCGGTACCGGAAATAACGGCCAGTGGTGGAGCGGAACACGGCGCCGACGTCGATATCGCCACACATGGCCAGAAGGCGGTGTTCTTCTTCTTTCCAGACGATCATGCCGCCTTCCTCCCTCGGAGGGCGTCACGTTCGGCACGGGAGCCGATGCCGATCGACATTTTGCGGTGGCAGGGGCAATACGATTCCTGCTCGTCGGTCACAGCGCCGCAGAACAGCGTGTTTTCGCGGTCGCCTGCGACGGGCCAGCGGCACTGGTTGCGCTCGAGCTGGTAGAGCTTGAGGTGCAGCGGCTCAGGAACCGTCAAGGGCTGGGCAAGAACCGGCGGCGTCATGGCAGGCTTCACCAAGACGGGCTGCGCGAAATGCCCGCCGCTGCGCAAAAGCAGACTGGACGGCTTTTTGGGCTTGGCCGATGGGACCGTGGCTGGCTTCGTCTGTTGCTTGGGAGCCGATATTTTCGATTTCGGCTTCAAATATCGGTTCGGAGTTCCGGTCAGCGGCACATCGACGAGCTTGGAGGCGTGACGGTTATAGTGCGAGATGACAGCGTTGCGCGAAATCGTGACGCGGAAATGCTGCGAAAGCGCGTGCGCAATCTCTTTCCCGGTGCCCTTGGTCTTGGGGTAAATGGCGATGATGGCGGCGCAACGCTCGTCGGCGTTGAGGTTTTTCCATTCCTGCTGCATGGCTCACTCCATCCCGAGGGCGGCCATGTACGTCTGGAGAATGGTTTCCTCCTCGATACGCTCGTTGGCGTCTTTCTTGCGCAGGCGGATGATGGTGCGGATCGCCTTGGTGTCGTAGCCCCGGCTCTTCGCCTCGCCCAGCACGTCCTTGATATCGTCAGAGATGGCCGACTTTTCTTCCTCGAGACGCTCGACACGCTCTATGAACTGGCGCAACTCGTCCGCCGCGACGTGCTCGACCGTGGTTTCGCCGGTTTCATCTCGGGTAAAAGCTTCCGCCTGACCAGAAGAAGGCGGGTTATGCGCCTTCCCGATCGCTGCATTGGTAACGGCGCGCGCCGCGTTCTTCATGTTGCCCTGGGCAAGTTCGCTGGAAATACTCAACTGTCGGCTCCTTCTAAGCTTTGCAGCGTGTCGCGCCGCGCCGATGCCCGCCGGTTAAGCCGGTGGGCCTTCTGTTTCAGTTCTTTGTCGGAAAGGACCCTGAGCTTGCCGTTGCCACGGCACCGCGGGGTGAAGATCGTGACGACGACACCACCGGGCTGGGCGATACGGGCGGCGAAGTGGTGGTTGTCGAACGACGTGAGGCCAAACTGTGCCGCGGTCGAAAGTCCCTTAGTCCAGATCAGCGCCCGCACCTCGTCGATCGACATGCCGGCAGCGGCTGCATGGGCATGCGCCCTCGCCTTTTCAGTCTCAAATTCTTCCGAAACATCGATGTGCAAAATGCGCTGCACGTAACGCGCTACGGCGTGAAAGCTCACCCGTTCAGGATCATCCGCCGCTCTCGGTTGCATCACCGCTCCCTTTTCTCAGGAGGTCGCGGGCCTTCACCAGAGCGGCCAAATGGAGGCGCTGTGTCGCGATGTCGGCGGCGGGGCGAGCGTTCCGCCCCTGCGAGTTGGTGTCGATCCACCAGATCTTGCTGCGCGCCATCTTGTCGAGATGATCGACGATGGCCTGCACCGACATATCGACGTCGCGCGCCGCAGCCATCTTTTCCCGGATCAAACGTTCTTCGGCGGCTTTAGCCAGGCTATCGACCGAGGTACGGGGCAGCCGATAGTTCATCAGGCTACCTCGTCGAACTTGTCACGCTCGCGTTGGAGCATTTCAATCTGCGCGTCGATTTCTCGCCGGCGCTGTTTCTGCACCGCTTCCGAAACCCAGCTCGGGGGCTTCTTGATCGAAGCAGCCAACAGCGCGGGACCGAACACGGCAATGAGGATCGAGAAATGCTGCACCGACGGCTGAGAGCGCCGGTGCAGCCAGTTCTCAACACTGGCCGCCGGAATCCCCGTCTTCGCCTCGACGTGATAGGTCGTGGCGCGGGGGTACTTCTTGCGTAGCCAGTCAATCAGGCCATCAACATCGAACGGAGCTGATGGGCCTGTCCCGCAACGTTGCGGGTTTTTCCCTGCGGAAGCGAGACGCCGTGGCGTGACATTGTCAAAGCGTCGGGGGTCCTCTTCGGAGAAACCGAGAACGCCTCGATCGGTGCGAGCGAAAGAGGCAGAGGTATGCGTGGGCTGGGCAATCAGGCGAAAGGAAGTGCGGATAGTGATCGCGATCATGGCCAGCCACGATGGCCGCAGGGATGCGGAATGGCGGGAATGGGGCACCGAAGCGGACGCAATACCCTTCGCTTCGGTGATGCGGTGGCCGGGGACGTTAGCCGCCGCAGGGGTTGGGAATTGGAGAATGGTCAAATGCGCCCCCATGATTTGCTGAAACGATTGGGTTCGATAGGACGGATCGACTTCATGCGGCATCGGCTCCTTGCATCGATTTTTCAGGGAGGTTCCGACGCTTTCTCTCAGCCTTGATGAACTCGACGACTTTCACCGCGGTGTCCTGCAGGACCGGGCGACCATTGCGCAGACGCCCTACCAACTCCGAATTTCCGACCGCCCGTTTGCCGAAATAGGACTCGCCCATCCCTGCGTCGTTCAGGAACGCGTCAATTTTGGAAAGGAGAATAGCGCTTTGATCCGTTTTCATGCGCCCAAGATATCCTCTATAGAGGACGTGTCAACCATCCCCAATGAAGGACGTGCAGAAATATCCGAAATAGAGGATATTCAGGGCATGGGAATTGCGGATTGGAGAGCGCGTCTACAGGACGCATTGGAGGCGAGCGGCAAGTCCGCCCGCGAGGTTTCGCTGGCCGCTGGCAAAGGCCCCGGCTACGTCCACTCCATTCTAAAAGAAGGCAAAGAGCCCACCGTCGACAACCTCATCGCGATTTGCGGGGTTCTAAACGTGAGCCTGTCCCAAGTCATTTACGGGATTGAGATGTCCGCTGAGACGGCGGAGATACTTTCTCTTCTGGAGAACTCACCGAATGCGCGGGATGGGATTCTGAAAATCCTTCGGGATAAAACGCGCGCTTAATGTCCCTCACACACTCTCTTTTCTGCTCATCAGAGAGCTTCGCAAGAGTATCCACCAGTCCAGAAATGCGCATTCAACCATCACCCTCTACTCATTGGGATGATGGAACATAACGCGAACTAGCGCAAGAAGTGATTCGCGAGAATTTAACGGAAGGTTAACGCATGAAGTGTGTCATATTAGCGCTCGCTTGTGTTCTGGGCATATCGTCGCAAGCCTCCGCACTTGAACTAGAGACTGGCAGATACGAGGACACGAAGACGCGCTACATTCGCGTAACCGGCTCAATTCGCCCCGGCGACGCGCTGGTTCTTCGGGGAATTTTAGGCGCAGAACCTGATCCGTCCGTGGTCATCTTCAACTCTCCCGGTGGATCGGTGACCGAAGCGCTCGAGATGGGCAGAGATATTCGCCGCCAAGCCGCTAGCACTTATGTAGGGAAAGGCCAACAGTGTGTGTCCGCCTGTATCCTGGCATTCGTCGGCGGGGTGCGGCGCGCCGTGGCGCCAGGCGGCGAACTTGGATCACACCAATTTTACTGGCCGGACGGCGAAGCACCCGCCGGTGAGGCCGCGACGGCGATGACACAGAAGCTCTCAGCCAGCGTCCTTCGCCACTTCATCGCGCTGGACGTTGACCCCGAAGCGCTGACCCTCATCATGGAGACACCTCCGGAGCAGATGCTCATTTTTAAACCGGACCTTCTCGAGCGGTTCCGGCTCGTCGGTGAAGCCTCGGCGTTCTCGAAGCCGCTCAGAGTTGTGCCCGGAGGTGAACATAGACCGGGCTGCCCCTTCCCTGAGACGTACCTGAACAGCGATCCGCTGAATCTTTATCCGGCATGTCGAGGCTGACCTCGAGTCCTTGAATTCGTCAGCCTGCGAATCCTTCAATTCATTTAATTTTCCCCCTCTCCATCCCCGTCGAGTCCTACCTGTGCGAGCATAAAGCAAGGATTCGATGGCGTTAGAATATCCTCTATAGAGAACATAACGCTTGACATATCCTCTTTAGCGGATAATCTCACTCCATCGAAGGTTGCTTCGTCGCAACCGGATTTGCCGATGGAGATAGACGAATGCGAAGCCTGCTTGCTTTTGCGGGAGCGATATCGCTTGCCCTGATTTTCCACGCCGATGACGGCATGAGCCGCTGCACCGCGTCCGCTGCGACGTGCCACGCCACCTTGAACCGCTGAGGTGCGCGATGAAATCTTGGACCTGCACCAACTGCGGCCTCGTTGAGCGTCTCAACCACTTTTTTCCTGACAGCTGCTCCGCTTGCGGCGGCTCGATGATCTGCGACGACGGACGCACGACCAACAGCATCCGCGAACCCGACATCACCGATTGCTTCGAGGTGCTGAACGACGCGGCAGAGGGCGACCCGGCCGCCAATGTCCTTCTCTGGCAGGAACGCGCGCCGAAGAACGTCTACAAGACGAGCATCATCGACGATCTGCTGTTACAGAACCGCATCGACATGATGCAGGCGATCTTCGGGAATGCCGCATGAGCGAGCTTCCCCCATATCACGTCGCGGCGGGCGTCGCGCTCGCCGCAGCCTCCGGCCTTTCCCCCTCCCTCAACGTCCAGCAGCTCATTGCCTACATCGCGCTGCGCGACCTTTACCCCACCGCGTCAATGGTGTCGCTCGGCCTCGTGGTCCATTACCCCGCGCAGAACTTCGCCGAGGCGATGGCAAAGCTTCACCTGTTCGCCGAGATCATCACGGCGGTGGACGTCGATCACGTCATTGGAACGATCGTCGCACCTCTCTACGGCGAGAGGGCGAACTGACGTGAGCAAGTACTCCAGTTTCCCACGCAACAAGCACGACGAGTATCTGACGCCGTATGAGGCCGCCCTGCCCCTGCGCAGGTTCCTTGAGGGCGTCGAGACGTTCGCCGAGCCGTGCCGAGCCGATGGCCGGCTGATCCGTTGGCTGGAAAGCTTCGACCTGTCCTGCGTCCACAGCGGCGATATTCAGGACGGCGTTGACGCGCTGGTTGACCCGTGGCTCCCGCTGTCCCAGCCAGACGTCATTATCACCAATCCCCCTTACACTTGGCAAATCCTCGAGGCGATGATCGAGCGGTTCATGAAGATCGCGCCGACCTGGCTGCTTCTGGAAATCGACTTCGCATTCAATTTGCAGAGCGCGAAGTACATGCCGATGTGCACCGACATTGTGCCGATTGGGCGCGTGCGCTGGTTCGCGGAGACGGAACACGACAGCAAGGACAACTTCGCTTGGTTCCGGTTCCACCACCAGCACCGCCGCGGGCCGGTGATGCACATCATGCAACTGATCGACAAACGGCGCATCCGCAAGATGGCGCGGCCGGAGATCGAATTTCCGGAGTTCGAAAATGCTGCCTGACCTTTCCGCCCCCGTGACGCTGCTCGGCAGCCTGTTTTTCGCGGTCTCGGCCTTCGGGCTGGGCTGGCTGATCGGCCGCGCCCATCGCGCGCTCCAGCGTCGCGACCAGCTCAACCACGTCGAGGCGATACGCCAAGGAATGCTGCGCCACGCCGCGGCTGACGATCATCACCACCGCGCCCGCATGGGCCTCACTCAAGGAGACTGAAATGCTCGATACCGCACAGCACGCAAAGAAGCCAAACCCGGTGGACATCCATGTCGGTGCCCTGATCCGTGGCCGTCGCAAGGTCTTGGGCATGAGCCAGACCACGCTGGCCGAAGCTCTCGGCATCACGTTCCAGCAGGTGCAGAAATACGAAAAGGGCACCAACCGCGTCGGCGCGAGCAGGTTGCAGCGTATCTCTGACACTCTCGGGGTGAGCCCCGCTTACTTCTTTGAAGACGCACCGTCTCACGGCGTCTCCAACAACGTCGAAAAAGACGACGCCATTGCCTTCATGCAGAGCCCCGATGGTGTTCGCCTCGCTCGTCTCTGGATGAAGATCGGCGACGGCAAGGCCCGCCGCCAGCTTCTTGGCGTGATCGAACTCGTCGCGGCGCGCGGTTGCGCAGACGAAATTTAATCTCAAACCTGAGGACTTCTCATGAAGCCATTGATTGTATTGGCGGCTATTGCCGTTGCATGCCTCTCTACCGAGGCCAAGGCCGCCTCTATCCGGCTTTGCACCGGGGCCGAAAGCGGCAATTACTTCGCTGCGGGTGACGCCGTGGCGAAGATGGCGGGCAAATCGCTGAACGTCATCAACGTGCCGACCGAAGGCACCATCGATAACCTCGAGCGCGTCCTTGATCTTGATCCCAGCGACCCGCAGGCCTGCGACGCGATGATCGGCCAGCCGGACGGCCCGGTATTTGTCGGTCGATCCTCACCGGCCAAGGTGAAGAAGCTCCGGCAGGTCGCAACGCTGCACCGGGAATATCTGCACGTCCTGTGTGGCAAGAAGTCCGGTGTGGATGACCTTTCGGACCTGCCAGACGATCCGGCCAAATATTCCGTCGCGATCGGCGAACCCGGCAGCGGCGCGTGGCTGATCTGGCAGAACATCGTTGCCGAGGACGAATCCTACGGCAAGGTGCCGGTTCGCAATGAAGGTGGCGTTCTCGCGCTCTCTGCCGTCTCGAGTGGCGAAACGACGTGCATGCTCGTGCCCGCGGGCATCAAGAACGGCACCGTCAATGAGGCCGATCAGGTCTATGGCGATACCGTGCTTCTGGCTGGCGCCAACGATCGGGACTTCGACGATGCGACGGATATCAAGGGCGACCCGCTCTACGAATATCGCGACATCCCGAAGGGCACCTATCCCAAGTCTCTGCAGGCGGGCTGGTTCTCATCGCGCAGCACCATCTCTTGGCCCGCCGCCATCTTCGTCAACACGGATCGGATCGACGCAAAAACCCTGCCCGCCTTCGTGTCGGCAGCGGCACGCGCCGCCCAGGGCGTGAAAGCAGAGTACGGCAATTGATCGCCCGGTTGAAAGCCGCGGTGAGGAACCGGACTTCGGAGATTATCGGTGTGACCGCGATCGCCATTTGCCTCCTCATGATCATCACCGGGCCGATCATCGACTTCTTCCTCTGCCTTTGCCTGCTGGGCCTCCTGCACCTGGCTATCTGGCTCGGCAAGCGCTGACCCGCTCCGGTTTCCCCGTCTACGGGCGGGGTTTCCCGAACAGGTCATGGAGATTGATATGACGGAAATAGTGAAGATCCCGCCCCGCCCCAAGTACCACGATGCCGTGGTAGTGGAGCGGGCGGTTGAGCGGTTGGTGAAGCCGGTCCAAGAATGGATAGACCTTCGCGCACAGTTCCAGCCCAAGGATCTGAAATCCCAGCTGACAGATTGCATCCACAACAATGGCTATGAATACGCCAAGGAGTTGGAGGAGCGTTACGGCTGGGAACCTGATAGCGCCCTTGTCGAGTGCTTGGATACGCTGGACATACAAAGCGCGCATCAAAATGTGGTTCGGGCGTGGGTCACGCTCTACAACGTCAAAATCCCCTTCAATATCGGAGATCGCGTCTGCACCCCGACGATTCGAGCCGGAACGGTCAAGGATTTCGACCGATCGACGGCGCAGCTCGCCGTACAGAGCGACGAGAACCGCGACGAGGGCAAGGATTACCGAACCCTCATCGACTTCGAGGACGCAATTCCGATCCTCGGCACCATTGGCGAAGCTGCGCCGGCGGAAGGTGGTGCGGCATGAGCGAGAAAGTGAAGGTTTTCTACCCGCGCTTCACCTGCCGAACGGTCAGCAATGGCGGCTGGCTGATTGAGCATGATGGCGCCAGCCGTATGGAGATGAGCCACGTCGTTGCTGCCTTTACGACCACCCGAGATTTTCTCGCTTACTTGGCGACCCATATCGAGGAGGAAGGTCTGGAGCGGGTCGGTAGGCCTGAGCCGTGGGAAAAGAACGGCGGTGCGGCATGACCCACGAGGACCTGAGAAAGCGCTGGACCGAAGCCAATGAGCGCGTCGAGCTGCTGGACAAGCAGCGCTACCAGCTCGTCGAACACACCCAGCAGGAATGGCTCGAGGCGCAGACCGAGTTTCAGGTCGTGGTGGATGAGTGCCTGAACGGCGATGCCTTCTTGTGCGAGGCCTGCGACGCACCGATTTTTCCGGGCGATCAGTACCACGCAGGCGTAGAGCCTCGTTGCTTCGAGTGCGCCCCTACCTATCAGTCTATGATCGACGAGCCCGAGGGCTTTGTTAATCTCGTCGATGAGAGCCCATCGACGCCGGAGAACCTTCGCGCGGCGTTCGACGCCCATATCGCCGCCGGCGGCAGCCCTGATGACAAGATGGTGGAAGTCTATGACTGATCGCCCCATCCTGTTCAGTCGCGAGATGGTGCGAGCCCTTCTGGCCGGTCGCAAGACGCAGACGCGGCGTGCGCTTCCGGTGCAGCCGCCTGCAGGCCACGAACGGCACTGCTGGTACCACGCCCCGCTATACGGTTTCACCGATCAAGACATTCCGTCCGCCAACTGGTTCACGGTTCGCATTCCCGCGCTCCCGGGTGATCGTCTGTATGTCTGCGAAACCCACTATCGCTACGGCCATTGGGAGCCGAAGGGAACGGCAAAGACCAAGCTGGGCAAACAGAAATGGCAGTTCGTCGAGGATTCGGACGAGGTCATTTTCGATGCCCCTGAGGTTTTCCGCCGCGGCATGCATAACGCAGATCCTCACACCCCGGCATGGCACGAGCGAACCGCTCGCTTCATGTTCAAAAAGCACTCGCGTCTGACGCTCGAGGTCAAGAACGTCAAGGTCGAACGGCTTAATGACATCAGCGCCGACGACGCCCGCGCCGAGGGGCTGCAAAAGCTGCCGGCAACGGGCCGCTATGTCGTCGAGAAAGGCGACCAGTATTTCGGGATGGCCTCGCATAACCCGCGAGAAGTTTTCCAGATGCTTTGGGACCGGATTAACGGCGACGGCGCGTGGGACGCCAATCCGTGGGTCATTGCCTACACCTTCGTCACGATCAACGCGAACATCGACAAGGTGGCGGCATGAGCTATTCCACCTTCGACGACATGCCCCGGCGGAATCGCCGCCTGATCCTGCGCGACGAAGCCATAGCCCGCCGCGCTGGCAAATGGACCAAGTGGGAAACGCTCAGGTTTCCCCGCGGCAGCGTCCACACGCGCGGATGGACCGCCGACATCCTCATAGCGCACCGGAATAACGTGTTCAGCGTGCTGGATCGCACCCTGCCCGATGGCACGCGCCACCTGGCTATCACGTCGCTTTCTGGCGTGCGGCCGACGTGGCCGGAAATGCAGCGCATCAAGGACGAAATTGCAGGTCCCGACGCCACCGCGGTCGAGGTCTACCCGCCTCAAGCTGAAATCGTCGATGACGCCGACATGTATCACCTGTGGGTGCTGCCTGCGTCCCTTCCCTTTTCTCTGTTCCCGAGGACGAACAATGACTGAACCTGCGAACCTGCAAGACTACATTCTGGCGGAAGTAATGCGCAAAACGTCGGAAGAGCATATCCGCCAGTTGATCGACAAGAAGATCGACGAGGCGATAAAGGGCGCTGTTGACGACGAGTTCCGCTACGGCGGGAACCTCAAGAAACAGCTCACCACGGCTGTGGGCGCTGCGTTGACGATCGGCGACAAGATCGATGTTCCGGCCTACGGCGTGATGGTCATGGCGCTCCTGCGCGAGAAACTGGACGCAAACATCAACGAGCTGCTTAACGTAAAGCTTGCCTCCGAAATGCAGGATCTGCTCCAGATCGCTCCGAAGGAGCTGAAATTCTCAGACGTCATCGAAAAGATGACGGAACACGCCAAGGAGATGGGATCAGGCTGGGGCAAAATCGCCGTATTCATTGAGGAAAGCGATTACAGCGCGGGATGCTACCACGTAGGCATCGATCCGGACGGCGACACCCGCAAGCGCTACGAGTGCGACACACAGTTTTATGTGACCGCGGAAGGCAAGATTTCTGGCCTGACTGTTGATCGCCGCGACGTCGGTAAAGTCGTTGGAATGGCGTCCTATTGGGGCTACCAGAAGATGATCTTCTCGGCCTACGCCTGCGGCTCCAAGCTCATTATGGATGAACTCGAACCTGCCCTCGAATACGGGGAGGATTGAGCCATGGAGAGGGAAAAGGTTTCCGACATCATCATCGAACGCGCCGTCGAGTTATGGTGCCGCGCGCTCCGCAAACCAAAATTCGATAACGGCGACAACAGCGACGCCGGCTTTTTCACCACGGGGCTCGCCTACATGAACGCTGATACGGCGGCTGGTGAAACGGAGCTGGACAAGGCAATTGAGCGCTTCCGCGAGGCTCTCGTCACCGACATGAAGTTCCTTCGCGACCACGACGGCGAGCCCACCGGCAAGCAAAACGAATACGGTCACCCTGGGACCTATTATTTCGAGCATGACCTAAGCACAGACTATAAACCCGACAAAATCTTGCGGCGTGCAGCCGATCAGGCAGGTATTCCGCATAAGCTGTTTTCTTGGAAGTCGAGCGTCAACGTCTACGACCCCGCCGCAGTCTGCGCGAAGTTCGGCTATGCCGCACCTGATTTCTATCATTACCCCCTATCCGGAGGGCGCTGGCTCATCACACAGCTTCGCGGCCGAGACATGCCGTTGATCATCAAGGCGGTTGAGGAAGGGCGGCTGCCCGAGATGCATGTTGAGGAGCCGGAGGCCGCCTATGGCTGAAACCTCCGCAATCGAGTGGTGCGACGCCACCGTGAATTTCTGGTGGGGGTGCACCAAGGTTTCTCCCGGGTGCGACCATTGCTACGCCGAAACCCTAAACGCGTTCCGCGGCACCGGCGAATGGGGCCCGGGCGCGCCGCGGCGGAAGATCAAGGGCGCGGTGTCCCTGATCCGGATGCTGAACCGCAAATCCTCCCTGACTTTCTTCAACGAGCATAGCCGCCTGATGCGCGTGTTCATGCAATCCATGTCGGACACCTTCGATAACGAGGTGGACGATGCCTGGCGGCAGGAGCTGTTCACCGAAGCGGCTCACGCGATCGGCCTGCGCATCATCTTCCTCACCAAGCGCGGCGCGAACGTCGCCAAGATGGTGCCGACGTCATGGCTCGATCACTGGCCCCGCCACATCGGCCTGATGTTCTCCATCACCAACCAGCGCGAGGCGAACCGGGATATCCCCCGCCTGATCGACCTCAAGCAGCGTCTCGGCCTTCCATGGATCGGCTTGAGCATGGAACCGCTTCTCGGCAGCGTCCGCCTGAAAGGCGAATGGCTGGATCACATCGATTGGGTGATTGTCGGCGGCGAGAGCGGCAAAGAAGCCCGCCCCATGCATCCGGAGTGGCTCGACGACGTCAAGAACGCCTGCACACTGCGCAGCTACCCACGCAAGCCGGTCCCGTTCCTGTTCAAGCAGTGGGGCGAGTGGGTGCCTGACGACGTGGCTCGCAAGCTCCCGGGCGTCAAGCCGATGCAGCCCTATCCATGTGTTGATCTGCCCCGCGACGACAACGCTTTCTCCGTCACCAATCTCGGCACCGTCAAAATGGTGCGGGTGGGCAAGAAGGCCGCCGGCCGCGAAATCTACGGCACCCAATATCTTCAGTTTCCAAAGGCGTTGGCGGCATGACGACGCGCGCGGATCGCAACTCTTGCCGTTCGACGAAAGTTCCCCCGCCCATCCAACGACATATCACACCAAGATCTAGAATATGCTGCGGACGCAATATATGGTTGAAGAATCAATGAATGTTATGGGGAAGAAATTGAATCCTGTTATCCGCGCGCAACTTAGGGAATTCGCTAAGCATAACTCCCTAACAGAGAACTCTTCAGAAGACATATTCGAAGCATATAGCATATTTGCGACGCTTACCGGCCTGCTCGGTGAGAACGTAAACGCTTTCGACGTTCACCTAAAGGGAACCGAATTTGGTCTCGACGGGGTGGCGATCCTTATCCAGGGCGAGGCCGTATACAACAGGACCGAGGCAGAAGAAAAACTTGCAGCAATAAACAGTCCATCGATCGAGTTTATTTTCTTTCAGTCTAAAACGAGCACAAGTTTCGACTACGGTGATATTTCCAAGTTTTTTGACGCCGTTACGGGCTTCTTCGACAACAGCTTGTCAGGAGAAAGCGAAGCGATTGACGACCTAATCGACGCAAGTGAAGCCATCTATGAAAAAGGCGTCGGTAAGCGGAATCCCAAACTGAGTTGCTACTATATTACTACGGGAAATTACGAACGCCCTCCGAAGATTGAGAGGCTACGAGCGAAGTTCCGCGCCGACTTAGAGGAGATGAACATCTTCGACACCAGATCATTAACAGTAGAAATGGTTGGTGCGAGGGAATTACAACAATGGTATCGGACTGCAACTACAGCGGTCGAAGTTGAAATCGAAATCCCTCGAAACGTCGTTCTGCCGAGCAACGAGCACGTTGAAGAGGCCTATATCGGCTACATTGACGCGAAAAATCTCTTGAAGTTATACGTCACTACGGGCAGTGACGGAGAGATGGCTGGAGTTAACAGAGGCGTTTTCTTCGATAACATCCGTGACTATGACCCTAAATCGAAGATTAATATTGGAATTAAAGAAAGTGTGAAGCTAGGCGGTGGCGCCGAATTCATTTTCAGGAACAATGGGATTACCGTTGTGTCGAAGAACATTGATAGAACGGGTGATCGTTTCAAGCTCGAAGACTTTCAGATTGTTAACGGATGCCAAACTAGCAACATTATATTTGACCTTATTCACGGAGAAGCCGGTGAAGGGACGGACCGAGACGAACTCCAAACAAAAATCCAGGTGCCATTTCGGTTGATTGGCTCGAAAGACGATGATTTCGTCTCCTCAATCATCGTCGGAACCAACCGGCAAAATTCCGTGCGCGATGAGCAGTTCTGGGCGCTACGACCATTTATGAAGAGCTTGGAAGAGTACTGCCGAAGCCTTGATGCAGAAGAAATAATTTATTTCGAGCGGAGAGATAATCAGTATCGTCATCAAGTGGTCGAGCGAACCAGAGTAATGCAGCCCTCAGTTCTCATGAAGGCCGTCGCAGCTTGCCTCTTGTTTCAGCCGCAACGTGCGGCACGTGACTACCGCGGACTCCTTTCCGAATACGAATCCCAAATTTTCCTCGATGACCAGGACGTCAGAATTTACCACGCTGTCGCCTACCTCTATTACCGGCTCGAGTTCCTGTGGCGGAACCAGCGAATTGAGAACAGTCATAAGACGTTCAGATATTACATCCTCGCAGGCATAGGCCTTCGATTAGCCGAGGGCAAAAGCGTGTTCTCGATGAAAAAAAATAAAATTCCCCAACTTTCTGAGAGCTTAATCTCGCTCTGCAAAGACGAGGAACAACTAAAAACCCAGGTAAATGAGATAGTAGATGTTGTCGAGAAAAGGATTGGTGACACGTCGCAGATGAGTCAGGAAAAAATTCGCGATACAATACGGTCCGAAGCTTTCGCAAATGGATTTAGGGAGGACATGCTCCTCTCAAGTTGATTAGCTTCAAACGAGAAGACACCCTGCCGCGAAGCGCGAAATACGAATCTGCTCACACTTCTAGTCGCGCGCTTTACGCCGAGCAGGCAAAGCACGTCGCATTCACTTGGCGCCCGTCATCTACCTTAAAGTGCATGTCGGGCGTGGGTGTATCACAGGCGGACGTGAAGAGATTTCGCATCAGCATTGTGGACGATCAAAACAAAGGGCACAGTAAGGCCACTCCGGCCGCGCATACAGCGAGTTAAGAAACGAC